CGAATTCTTCCGCATCAGCGTGACGGCGACCTTCGTGGCGCCGAGCGTGCTGCACTGCAAGGTATCGCCAAATACTTCGGCGCCGTCCGGGGTGGGCTCGGTCTCAGCCTGGGGCGCGCAGTTCGAGCGTGGCCAGCGCCCGACGCCCTATCAGCGCGTGGACGGGCGCAACAGCTTCCAGCCCGTGACGGTGAGCACCGCGCTCGACCCGATCGGCGTGGTCGACTCCTGCACCGTGGTCGGCTCGAACAACGACCTCGAGGCCGCCTCGACGACCGCGCTCGACGCGATTCACGAGGTCGACCTGGTCGACTCGGCGCCGAACGGACTCCCCGCGCGCGAGAAGAAGCTCGTCGCGGTGCTCGGCGGCACGCTCTACGTGGTGGACCGCTACGGCGAGCACCAGGTCCCGCGCGGCGGATCGGGCTTGCTGGACCAGAGCCCGCGCTACGTGTCGTCGACGACGATCTTCCAGCGCGTGATCGCTTCCGACGGCCGCTCATCGGTGATCTACCAGCCGCACGTGGACGGCGTCGTGCGCGCCTTCAAGGCCACCAAGGGCGAGGTGCCGAAGGGCGTGCAGCTCTGGAGCGAGTACCACGGCCGAGCCTTCTGCGCGCGCACCGAGGATGACCCGCACTTCTGGGCCGCGAGCGCGATCGAGGACGTGTTCGACTGGGACTTCTTCACGCCCCCGCCGCGCAGCGACATGGCCGTGTTCTCGACCACGAGCCGCGCCGGCCAGGCCCCGGACATCATCAACTGCCTCATCCCCTACAGCCAACAGCAGCTCCTGGTCGGGTGCGACTCCTCGATCTGGTACTTGGCCGGAGACCCGCTCGGGCAACAGGCCGAGTGGCTCCAGCTCTCGCAGACGGTTGGCATCGCCTTCGGTGACAAGAGCTGGTGCATCGACGACAGGAATGTCCTGTACTTCTTCGGCGCGCGTGGCGGGCTCTACTCGTGGAAGGGCGGCGAGCCGCAGCCGATCTCGGAGCGTCGGATCCAGCGGCGCCTCGCCAACATCGACCTGAAGCGCAACTACGTCGAGCTCTCCTGGAACTGGCGCGCGCAGGGCATCCACATCTACGTGATCCCCTACGGCTCGCCGGGCACGATCCTGAAGCACTACTTCTACGGCCTGCTCGATCACGACTGGCGCGAGGACGACTTCGCCACGGCGCTCGTGCAGCCGACCGCGACGATCGTGCTCGACGGCACCGAGCCGCAGGACCGCAAGCTGATCCTGGCCAACGGCAACCGGAACCTCCTCGAGTGGGACGAGAACGCTTCAACCGACGACGGGCAGCTCATCACGTCGCGCGAGCTCATCGGGCCGTACTCGCTCAAGGGCGACCGGGACGCGCGCTTCTCGAATCCCTCGATCGTGATGAGTGAAGACACGACCGGCGCCTACTTCCGCATGTACTCGGCCGACTCGGCTGAGGTGCTGGGGATGATCCGTGGCGACGGGACGCTCGTGTCTGGCCGGAACCCGCGCAAGATGCAGCGCGCGCGCGGCGCGAAGTTCTGGCTCGAGCTCGGCTCGGAGACGTTGGGGCAGCGGTGGGCCTTCGAGGAAGGTGCGATCGAGGGCGAGGACGCGGGAAGGTCCAAGGTCAGATGAGCCGCCGCGTCACGAACGCGGGCGGTGCGAGCGAGCGCGACGCGATCTACGTGGACGACCTCGACCCCGCGCTCCTTGGTCTCGGGCGCGACGGGCGCGTCACGATCAACCTGGAAGCGTTGCGGCGCGCGCTCGGGCTCGACCAGATCGCGGCGGACGCAGCGGCGGCAGCGGCCGACAGCGGCGCAACGGCCGAGGTCGACGTGTTCGCGGGCGCCGGGACGACCGGGCTGGTCCCCGATCCGACGACCGAGACCGGCAAGGTGCTCCAGGACGACGGGACCTGGGTGGCCGCGGGTGGCGGCGGTGGAGCTCCAACGACCGCGACCTACGTCGTGATCTCGCTCGACGCGACGCTGACCGCGGAGCGCTCGCTGGCGGTAGGGGCCGGGCTGTCGCTGGTGGATGGTGGGGCCAACGCGGCGGTGACGCTCGACCGCGCGGCGCTGACGGGCGACGTGACAGCCTCGGCCGGCTCCAACGCGACGACCATCGCCAACGATGCCGTCTCGAACGCGAAGCTGCGCAACTCCGTCGGGCTCTCGGTGATCGGGCGCTCGGTGAACAGCACGGGCGACCCGGCTGACATCAGCGCGCTGTCGGGGAGCGAGTCCGTCCTGATCGAGTCGGGCTTCGGCACGGTCGGGTTCGGCCAAGTCAACACGGCCGGGCTCAAAGACGACTCGGTTGCGACGGCGAAGATCATCAACAAGAACGTCACGAACGCGAAGCTGGCGGACATGTCCGACCAGACGATCAAGGGGCGGACGGGAGGCACGAACGGCAGCCCCCTCGACCTGACAGCGGCCCAAGCCAAGGCGATCCTGGGGATCTCTGGGACGAACACCGGCGACCAGACGATCACGCTGACCGGCGACGTGACGGGCACCGGGACGGGCTCGTTCGCAGCCACCATCGCCAACGACGCGGTCACGAACGCCAAGGCCGCCAACATGGCGACCGGCACGATCAAGGGCCGCAACACGGCAGGCACGGGAGATCCCGAGGACCTCACCGTGCTGCCGACGGCGGTCTTCCCCGCGCTGACCGGAGACGTGACGACGGTCGCGGGCGCTCTGGCAACGACGATCGCGGCCAACGCGGTCACGAACGCGAAGCTCGCGCAGATGGTGCAGAAGACCTTCAAGGGTCGGAAGGCGGCGGCGGGCACGGGCGATCCGCAGGACATGACTCGCGACGAGTCGCGCACGGCGCTCGACGCGACGGCGACGCCGACGGCGGACTCGGTTGTCATGTCGGAGAGCGCTGGCGGCGGTGGCAGCGGGAAGGTGCTCATTTCGTGGCTCAAGGCCAATTCCGGTGTGTCGGCGCTCATGCACGTGACCATCGGCGACGTCGTCGAGTGGAAGGAGCCGGCCAACGACTGCACCGTGCCGCTCTGGAAGTCGACGACCACCAACATCGCCATCGTGCGCTTCGGCGGGACGACAGCCTTCCCGGCGACCCCGTGTGACGGCCAGTGGGTGTACCACGACACGTTCCGCTCGGGCTTCAAGCGCGACGACGCGGCTACGCGCTGGCTCTCGGACGCGATCTATGGCGTGCCGTTCGGGATCGACGCCGACATCGCGGCCACGAACTACCTGAAGACGGGCGAGCTCAACACGCACGCGACGTTCAGCTCGACGATCGGCTGGCCGTTCCACGGCAAGATGCGCGTGGTCGGGCTCTCGCTGAACATGGCCGCGAGCGGGACCGCGACGATCCAGGTCTTCGCCAGCGGCTCGGCCGTGACCAACGCGACTCTCGCGCTCTCGGCGGTTCAGTCCAAGGCCGACGAGACGCTGATGAGCGACGACCTGGCGGCGGATTCGATCGTGGCCGTGAAGGTCACGTCGGGGACGGTTGAAGGCCCCGCGCGCGGGATGATCTGGTTGCGTAGAGTGGAGACATCCTGAAGGAGCACGCACATGGGACTCTTCGGTTCACTCGGCTCGTACCTCGAAGGCCGCTCCGCTCGCAAGGAGTTCGGCAACGCGCAGAAGCGCGGCCTGGGCGTGATCGACGAGATGCAGAACGCCGATCGGCTCCGGCTGGGCCAGTCGCAGCGCGCGCTCGAAGGCCAGATCCCGACGATCCAGACCGGCTACCGGCTCGCGCGCAAGGACGTGGGCGGGGCGTTCCGCGGCGCGCAGACCGGCGCGGTTGAGCAGGGCAACGTGGCCGCGGGCAACGCGATCTCGCGCTTCACCAACTCGGGGTACAGCGGGGCGAGCTCGATCGCCGCGAACCTACGCGCGGGCATCGGCTACGGCACGTCGCGCGCGATCCAGGGCATCCAGGACCGCGTCGCGCAGATCGCGGCTGGGCTCGACACCGGCGAGGCGCAGGACGTGGCGGGCGCGCAGGGTCGACTCTCGAGCTTCTTCCTCCAGCGCGCCGCCTTCGAGCGCGACCCGCTGATGGCCAAGTTCGCGCTGCTGACGAAGCAACGCCCTCCGCGTCCCTGGGCCGCACTCGGCAGCACGGTGGACGCTGGCGCCGAAACGCTCGCCTCCGTCGTATGACCATCATCTACAAGCAGAGCGGCCTGAGTCGCGCGCTCGAAGCCGCCGCCGGCGGGCCGGGCACGGTCGATCGCCAGCGTCGCCGCGACCTGGCCGGCGCGAGCCTGGACCTCCAGAGCCGCGAGTTCGATGCGAACCAGCAGGCGCAGGCCGCGCACCAAGCGCTCCAGGACGAGGAGACCCAGTACACGCGCGACGAGCGCGCGCGCGTCGAGAAGACCCGCGCGGCCGACGCGGAGCTGACCCGACTCCTGCTCGACGAGCAGCGCGGTGCGACGACGCCGACCGCGGAGAAGAGCCCGGTCCTGGCCGCGATGGGGCTCAAGGACACGCCGCTGGGCATGGTTGCCGACCGGCTCGCCAGCGTCTTCGGCGGCAAGGCGAGCACGCCCGACGAGTCGATGGCGCAGCAGGAGAACCGCAAGTGGGACGGGTTCGAGAAGGTCGCGCCGGACCTCTCGCCCGACGGGCGCAAGATGCTCTTCGGCTACCTGGCGCAGGAGAGCCAGCAGAAGGCCGACACGGCGCAGTACGGCGCGCTCGCGCGGCGCGTGGCGCAGCTTTCGATGCCGGCGAAGAGCCCGGGCGGGAGCGAGATGCCCGGGCTCGACCCGCAGGATCCCGAGCAGGGCCAGCTCCTCGCGCAGATCCAGGGGATGATCGACCAGAAGGCCGACCCCGCCAAGATCAACGACGTCGTCGCGCAGCTCGAGGGCGAGATGAAGCGCGACCGGCTGGTGCAGATCCAGCGCGAGCGCGTGCTGGGCAACATGGAGCAGGCGCTGACCGACATCCCCGGGACGGCGACGCAGGAGGAGGTCGACCAGGCGCACGAGATCTACCTGGACGCGCAGACCGACCAGAGTCGCGACCCCAAGGACGTGTGGCAGGAGTTCCGCTCGACGCTCTACGGCGGGAAGAACCGCTGGCAGACCGCCTACGAGCAGGCCGCCAAGCTGACGATGGCCGAGCGCGACGAGTTCGGCGACCTGAAGCCGCGCCTGCCGAACGAGGGCGACGTGTTCGAGGCCGGCGCGGTGATGTTCCCGCACGACCCGCGCTTCCGGACCGACATGCAGAACTTCCCGCGCTCGCCGCTGGGCGGGGCGGGCCAGGGCGGCGCGAGCGCGCCGGCGCCGAGCGGGCCTCCTGGGGGCGGTGGACCGGCCGGACTGATCGAGCCAGGCAACGTCAACCTCTCCAATCGGCCGCGCGTCAAGAACCAGGACGGCAGCATCAGCACGGTGCGCTCGATGTCGTTCGAGGAGGACGGCCAGGAGATCCTCGTTCCAACCATCAGCGACGACGGGCGCGTGATGAGCGACGCCGAGGCCATCGACCAGTACCACAGGACCGGCAAGCACCTGGGGAAGTTCAAGGACGTCGCCAGCGCGAACGCCTACGCACAGCAACTCCATGAGGACCAAGCCAGGGGGCTACAGCAACCCGGCGCGAGCGCCCCGGCGCAGCAGGCCCAGCTCTCCGGCGAGCAGTACCGCGCCTACGTCGCCAACCTGATGGGCGGATCGCCGCAGGAGACCGAGGGCTTCGCCAAGACCGGCAAGTCGATCCCCGACCAGCAGCGCGCCGCGCGCGGGCCGACCGGGAACATGGCGACGCTCGGCGTGCCGGGCCTCCCGCAGCCGGAGATGCGCAAGGCGCAGGTCGAAGCGCTCACCCCCTCGGTGCTCAACTCGATGGCGGGCGCGGTCGACGGCGCGAAGACGCTCGAGGAGGCCGTGGCCACGATCGCCGCCGGCGCGAAGAAGGCCGGGCTCGAGCCTGACGCGATCCCCGAGTGGCTGGTGAAGACGCTGGCGACGCGCTGGCAGACGCTGCGCGGGGCCGACCAGACCGACCGGGTGAGCGCGCTCCAGGCCGGCGAGCGCCGCGGGCGCGCCACGGGGGCCAACACCGCGCCGCCCGCGCGCGCCGCGCGCCCCACTCCGGGGCGCTTCACCGAGCCCGAGGGCCAGCCACCCGCGCGCGGCGCGCCGCCCGCCGGCGGGCCTTCAAAGCCGCCGCTCTCCGACAAGGAGTACCGCGCCTACGTCGCGCAGCAGATGGGTGGCAGCCCGGGCGAGGTCCAGGACTTCGCCGAGACCGGGAAGCCGGCCCCGCGCGGCGCGCCGAAGGCCGTCCCGCTGACCGTGGCCCAGAAGGAAGCCGCGTCCCGCGCGCGCGACGAGCGCATCGCCGGCAAGGTCAACAGCGGCCCGCTCGGTGGGCTCTCCAGCCCGTCCCTGCCCAAGCAGAGCGCGCCGCCTGCGCTGCCCTGGCAGAAGAAGGAGGGGGAGAAGGCGACAACCTGGAAGCGGCTCCCGCCCGAGAAGCAGGCCGCCGCGATGAAGAGCCTGCTCGAGGCCGCGCACGCCGCCACCCGCCACGACTTCCACGGCGCGCTGGCGCCGGTGCTGCGCGCGCTCGGCATCGACCTCGGCAGCATCCCCTCGAAGGAGGCTCAGAAGCTGCGCGAGGCCCTGCGCGCGGCGCGCGGCAAGAAGGGCGCGGGGTAGGTGGGCCAGGACCTCCTGGAGCGCTTCAAGGCCGCGCTGGGGCCCGGGCAGGAACCGTCCGGCGAGCGTCCGGCGAACGTCCGGCAGGCGTCCGGCGAACGTCCGGCACCGCCCGACCCGGACCTCCTGAAGCGCTTCCAGCAGTACGTGCCGGAGGCCAGCGTCGGCGGGCTCGCGCGCCGGTTCGCGGGCGACTTCCTGAGCGGGGTCGGCCAGACGATGCGCTTCCCCGAGCAGGCGCTGAACATGCCCGGGGTGGCCGAGCACCAAGGTCTCGTCACGACGCCCCTGCGCGCGCTCGCGGGTGGGCTGGGGCAGGCCGGGCGCGCGGTCGAGGGTCTCGGCCAGCAGGTCCAGCCGGAGCGCCCGCAGGGCTTCGCGGGCGACGTGGCGGGCACGGTCGGGTCGGCGCTGTCCTTCGCGGTCCCGGGCATGGCGATCTCGCGTGGCCTGGCGATCTCCGGCGAGCTGACCTCGGCCGCGCTGGGCATCATGCAGAACGGGGCGCAGGGCTGGATCGAGGCGATGGCCGCGACCGGCGACCACCAGGCCGCGCAGTTCGCCGCCGATCAGGCGCGCGCGGCCGGCGCGAGCCCGAGCGACGTGGACCGCGCGTACCAGGACGTGATCGAGCAGACCGGCGACCGCGACATGGCCGCGAAGGCGCTCCTGCTGAACGGCGCGGTGGGCATCACCGAGACGGTGGGCCTGGGCGACGTGATCGGCCGCGCCGACGTGGCGTCGCACGGCGAGGTCGGCAAGGCCATCGCGAAGATGGTCATGGAGGAGACCGCGCAGGAGGGCTTCCAGCAGTACGCGCAGAACGTCGGGGCGTACCTGATCGGCTACGACAAGGACCGTCAGTTCATGGACGGGGTGCTGAAGGCGGGCGCCCTGGGAGGCATCGGCGGCTTCCTCGTGGGCGGGCCGCTCGAGTACGTCGCGCACGCGCAGGCGCAGCAGCAGGAACAGGCCGGAGCCGAGGGGGGCGGGACTGGAAACAATCTGGATCAGGGCCTCACCCCGCCCGTCGAAGCTCCGGCCGTTGCCCAACCGGAGGCGCTGGGTGAACAGGGCCAGCCGCTCGTCGCGGAGGGGTCCGTTCCGGAGACGGCGCCTCCGGTTGAACCAGAACAGGGGGCCGCTCCGGAAGCTCCAATGGAGCCAGAGAGCCCGGTAGAGACGCCAGCAGTCGCCGACGAGGAAGCTCTACCCTCTTCTGAGGGCATCAACCCACCCGGCGAGCCCATGCCCACGGCGTCGGCCACGTTGACGGGCGAACCGGCGGCCCCCTCGCTACCCTCGGGTGAAGTTGTTGGCAGTCGCCGTGCGGAGGAGCCGTCTGTACCTGCCCAAGAAGAAGGGGCGGCTCCTCCGTCTACCGCGCCCGTCGCGCCCGAGCAGCACGGGCTCGCGCTCGCGTTCGAGGCCGGGCTCGCTGGCGACGAGGACCTCTCCAACGCGAGGAAGGTGCGCGAATTCGCGGAGCGGCACGGGTACGGAGTGAGGACGGCAAAGGAGCTGGACGAGGCCGTCGAGCACGCCGTCGTGCGCCGCGCGCGCGCCATCGTCGCCGAGGGCCTACCCGAGCAGGAGACCTTCGACCGGCTCCTCGAGCTCTACAAGCGCCAGCCGAAGCTGGAGTCGCGCACCAGCACCAGCAAGGCGCTCCAGGCGTACTCGACCCCGGTGCCGATCTCCTTCGTCGCCGCGCGCCTGGCCGGCATCGAGGAGCACACGCGCGTCTACGAGCCCACGGCCGGCAACGGCTCGCTCCTCATCACGGCTGGGCTCGGGACGACCCAGGCGAACGAGCTCGACCCGCGCCGCGCGGCCAACCTCCAGGCGCTCGGCTTCACGCCGACCGTGCAGGACGCGCTCTCGCTCGAACACCGGCCGCAGCGCGCCGACGTGGTCATCGCGAACCCACCCTTCGGCGTCGTCGCGGGCGAGGGCGGCCAGCGCCACCGGATCTTCAATGGAAAGATCGGCACCGTCCCGTACGTGACCAAGCAGATCGACCGCGCCATCGCGGCGCGCGCGCTCGGCGTGATGAGGAGCAACGGCCGGGCCGTGCTGATCCTGGGCGGGAAGAAGCCCTTCGGCGACCAGAGCCAGGACGCGCGCACGCGCCAGTACCGCTCGCTCGAGGATCAAGGCTTCTGGAAGGCCGTCTACGGCCAGTACAACGTCGTCGATCACTTCACGGTCGACGGGAAGCTGTACGACCGCCAGGGCGCGGCCTGGCCGATCGACGTCGTCGTGATCCACGGGCGGCGCGGTGAGGGCGGCAACCAGGTCCTGCCGATGCCCTTCAAGGAAGCGCCGCGGGTGCTAGGATCCTGGGAGGCCCTCCGTGAACAGCTCCTCAACGTCGATCGCGTGGTTCCCGCCGGAGACCGATCCGGCCCTGACCTCGGTGTGGGTCCCGAGGGTGCTGGCGGCGAGCACGGCGCAGTTGAGCCTGCCGCAGTACCTGGGCCTGCTGAAGGAGCGCCTCCTCGAAGCGATGGCGAGCCTGGGCGAGGACGAGACGAGGGAGCTCCTGCTGGAGGAGTTCGAGCACCGCGCGGGGACCGGGGCGAACGAGATCATCCCGGCGCTGGAGAACGCGATGTCGACGTGGCCGGAGTACCTGGTGCAGCAGAGCCAGTCGACGCAGACGTGGCAGTCGAGCGGCCCGTGGCCGATGAGGGTGCCACCGACGAGCGACCCGCGCGCGGAGAAAGCGCTGGAGAGCGTGGGGCTCCGGGGCTGGCTGAGCCTGGCGATGCCGGATCCCCTCGAGCGCTAGAGCGCGTCAACGAGTTCCAGGCGACCTACCAGCCGCAGTCGAAGGCCAACGCGATCGGGACGCTCGTCCCCGCGAACATGCAGACCGCGATCGACCGCGCCCTCGCGCGCGTCGAGAAGGAGACGGGCAAGAAGGTCGACGAGTACGTGGCCGAGAAGCTGGGCTACACGCGCGAGGAGCTGCCCGGACACTTCGCGGCCGAGCAGGTCGACGCGATCGCGCTCGCGATCTCCAACCTGGACAAGCGCGGCGGGTTCATCATCGGCGACCAGACCGGAGTCGGGAAGGGCCGCGTGGTGGCGGCGGTGCTGCGCTACGCGACGCGCACCGGCAAGATCCCCGTCTTCGTCACGGCCAAGCCCGCGCTCTTCGTGGACATGCGCCGCGACCTGGCCGACATCGGGATGCCGGGGTTCCGCCAGTTCGTGACCAACACGGACCTGCGCGGCGAGAAGCGGCTCCCGCTGCGCAGCGGCGAGATGATCGAGACGCTTCCCGCGGCCGAGTACGAGAAGGCGATGGAGGTCTTCGCCAAGGCTGCGGAGGCCGGGAAGCAGCACCCGGACTTCGACGCGATCTTCACGACCTACGACCAGATGAACCCCGCGAAGGGCGAGGAGACGAAGCGCAACGCCTTCATGCGCCGAGTCGCGCCGAACGCGATCCTCGTCATGGACGAGAGCCACAAGGCGGGCGGCACCGAGCAGAAGGGCTTCTTCACCGACAAGAGCGGCGACCCGATCACGAAGGCCAGCCGCTCGGACTTCTTCCGCGACCTGGTCGACGCCGCTGCGGGGGTGCTCTACTCGAGCGCGACCTACGCGAAGAACCCGCACGTCATGAGCCTCTACACCAGGACCAACATGGGCCTGGCGGTGGACGACCGATCGAAGCTCCCCGACCTGATCCGCCACGGTGGCGTGCCGCTTCAGCAGGCCGTGGCGACGATGCTCTCCGACGACGGCCAGTACATCCGCCGCGAGAAGAGCTTCGACGGGATCTCGATGGAGATGCGCGCCGCGAAGGTCGAGCGCGCCGCCGCGGACCGGGCGACTGGGTTCGTGCGCGACATCTTCCGCTTCGACCTGCTGATGAAGCCCATCCGCGAGCGCTTCGGGCAGAGCACCGCGGGCGGCGGCGGGGGCGTGCGCACCGGAGACTCCGGCGTCGGCTCGGGTGGCGCCGAGCAGGGTGGGTTCTCGTCGGTCATGCACAACGTCATCGCGCAGATGCTGCTCTCGCTGAAGGCGCGCGAGGTCGGGCAGCAGGCCGTCGAGACGTTCAAGAGCGGCAAGAAGCCCGTGATCGCGCTCGCCAACACGATGGAGGGCCTGCTCAAGGACGAGGTCGCCGACGCTGGGCTGAAGGTCGGGGACGTGCTCGACGACTACACCTTCGCCAAGAGCTTCGCGCGCTACCTGAAGCGCACGCGCACGGTCACGATCAAGGAGTCGCAGGGCGCCAAGGGCGTGCGGCACTACATCACCGACGAGGAGATGGCTGAGGCGGGCGGCGGGCATCTGCTCGCGGCCTTCGACGGGCTGCTGGACGGGATCGAGCGCGCCGAACTGGGCGACATGCCGGCCGCACCGCTCGACGCCATGATCGCCGAGATGCAGCGCGGCGGGATGCGCGTGGGCGAGATCACCGGACGCGAGCTGCGCGTCGACTACCAGCCCGACGGCTCGGCGATCGTGGCGAAGCGCGAGGACTCGCAGTCGATCAAGACGCGCTCGATGCGCGAGTTCAACGACGGCGCGCTCGACGCGCTCGTCATCAACCAGAGCGGGGCGGAAGGCTTCTCGCTGCACGCGAGCCCGAAGAACGGCAAGGACGTGCGCCCGCGGCACATGTTCCTCGTGCAGGCGGACCCGAACGTGGACGTGCTGATGCAGCTCCTCGGTCGGATCAACCGCACCGGGCAGACCGAGCTCCCCGGCTACGAGTTCGTGGTCTCCGACCTGCCGAGCGAGAAGCGCCCGGCCGCGATCACGATGAAGAAGATGGGCAGCCTGAACGCGAACACCAGCGCCAACAAGGACAGCGCGGTCTCGCTCAAGGGCGCCGTCGACTTCATGAACGTGTACGGCGACCAGGCCGTGAAGGAGGTTCTCGAAGGCGAGCCCGAGCTGGCCGCGGCGATCGGCTTCGACCAGGACGTGATCGACCGAGAGTTCAAGGCCGAGAACCTGGCGCGGCGCGCGACGGGCTACTTCCCGATGTTGGAGATCGCCGACCAGGAGCGGCTCCTCGAAGCGATCGAGAACAACTACACCATGCGCCTCGAGGAGGCTCAGGCGCGCGGTGAGAACCTGCTCGAGGCCGCGACGCAGGACCTGCGCGCGACGACGGTCTCCTCCACCGAGCTCGTCCCGGGCCACGAGGGCAGCGAGTTCTCGAAGCCGGCTATGCTCGAGCAGGTCATGGCGACGCGCGCCTACAAGCCGATGACGTGGGACGCGATCCGCGCCAAGGAACGGCTGCTCGCCAACGCCGAGGAGGGCACGGACAACACGCAGGCGCGCTACAAGGCCGCGGGGGACATGGACACGCGCCTGAAGGACGCGGCCGAGGAAGTGCGCGCGAAGCTCCAGGGCGAGCACCGGAGGCTGAAGGCCGAGCTGCCCGAGGGCGCCCCCGCTGGCCACCCCATCCACGCGCAGCTCAAGGCCGTCGAGAAGCGCTGGACCAAGCAGAGCCTGAACGCCGACGCCATCCGCCAGCGGATCAACCTGCTGCGCACGGGCTCGGTCACGATGGAGACCGCCGACGAGCGCACGCCGGCCTACGTCGTCGGCATCGAGGCACCGAAGAAGGGCAACCTGCTCGCGCCGTCGAACTGGAGCGTGGTGCTCGCGCCGGTGGGCAGCGACCGCTTCGTGCGCATCGCGGTCTCGCGCCTGATGGCCGCGGCCGACCCGAAGGCGGACGGCTACGTCGCGCTGACCGACCTGCGCCACGGCGTTGGCCCCGAGGACTTCACCGGCAAGGCGACCGAGACGCGCGAGCGGCGCTGGATCGTGACCGGCAACCTGCTCTCGGGCTTCGCCAAGATGGGCGGGCACGGGCAGATCACCTTCTACACCGACGACAAGGGCCACGTGCGCCAGGGCATCCTCCTGAAGCGCAGCGCGAACCCCGGCGAGATCCTGGCCGGCAAGCCCGTCTACATGAGCGGCGCGCACGCCGTCGAGCTCGTGGACCGCCTGGGGACGTACGTGAAGACCGAGGACGGCCTGCTCACCATCTCCTCGCAGGGGCCCGGGCACGCGCTCACGCTCGTCGCGAACAACAAGGGCGGCAAGGGCTACTACCTGTCCTCGGCCGCGCGCGCCGCGCTGGGGGGCGACTTCGAGAGCCGGCGCGGAAACAAGGAGTGGGTCTTCTCGACCAACGACCGCAAGGCGGTGAAGAAGGCCCTGGCGATCTACGAGCGCGACCTGGGCGCGAAGTTCCTGACGACCGAGCACCAGGCCGAGGCGCGCAAGATCACCGGCGAGAAGGCGGTCGACCTCGATTCTCCGAGCATCGTCGGCATGCACGCCGGCCCGCCGCTCCCGACCGGGATCATCCCGCTCTCGGCGGTGAAGGCGTGGTTCCAGAAACACATGACTTGGCACGGCAACACGCCCGAGTCCGGCGCGCGCGAGCTCGAGCTGGCGCACGGCGAGGTCGAGGCCGAGCTGAACGAGGTGGCGCAGCGCGCGCGCGAGCTCGACCGGGCTGTGGCCGCGGCGTTCGGCAAGGGCTGGCGCGTGCAGCCCATCGCTGGCCGGATCGACGCGGCCTTCCGCGACGCCGAGCTTCTGGAGAAGCTGCCCGACGCGATCCAGCGCCCCCTGGCCGCGATGCGTGCGCACGTCGACCGCATGACCCGCCTGATGCTCCAGGCCGGCGCGGTGGATCCCGAGTCGAAGCTGGCCGAGATCATGCTCGGCAACCTGGGCACGTACCTGAAACGCGAGTACCGCGCGTTCTCCAACGTCGAGTGGGCCGACAAGGTCCCCGAGAACATCAAGCAGCGCTTCGTCTCGATGCTCGTCGCCGAGGGCAAGAGCGAGGAGGACGCGCACGGGATCATGGAGGCGATCCTTCAGGAGGCGAAGGAGAGCGCCGCCAACCCGTTCCGCCAGCTCTCGAGCTCGAAGCTGGGCTCGAAGGACCTGTCGATCTTCAAGCGCCGGAAGGACCTGCCTGTCGAGCTGCGCGACCTCCTGGGCGAGATCAAGGACCCGCTCGCGAACTACGCCAACTCGGTCATGCGCATGGCGAACATCGTCGCGCGCCACAAGGCGTACACGGCGATCCGCGAGCTCGGGCTCGACGCGGGCTGGCTCTCGGAGCCTGGCTCGCGCGCGCCGGGGCACAGCGCGACGATCTCGAAGGAGGGCAACCCCGCGCTCGGGCCGCTCGACGGGATGCACACGACGCCAGACGTGAAGGAGGCGCTGACGCAGATCGGGCCGAAGGAGTCGGCGCTGTACCTGAAGCTGCTGATGCGCGCGAACAGCTCGATCAAGTGGGCCAAGGTGATCGGCCAGCCGACGGCCTTCGCTCGCAACCTCGCGTCGAACGTCACGCTCTCCATCGCCAACGGACACCTGCCGACCTGGACGAAGCTGGAGGCATGGAAGCTCGCATTCGGTGGGGGCGAGCTCGAGGAGCGGAAGAAGCTCATCCGCCTGCGCGTGATCGACGAGAGCATCAACGCCTACGAGTGGAACGACTACCGCAACTCGCTGCGCCTCTCGCCCGACGAGATGCTGAAGGCGCAGAGCGGGCTCTTCGAGCGCGTGAAGGGCGGGATCGAGCGCGCCTACACGGCGGCGGACAACATGCCGAAGATCATGGGCTTCTACGCCGAGCGGCAGCACCTGATCGAGGCCGGCTACGGCAAGCACACGGCCGAGGAGCTCGCGGCGGATCGAACCAGCAACCTGTACCCGACGCCCGCGCGCATGGCGCAGCTCGCCAAGACCTACCGCGGGCAGCCCTTCCTCGGGCAGTACTTCGCGTTCAAGGCCGAGCTCGTGCGCACGCTCGCGCGCCGGCTCGAGCTGATCGGCGAGGAGCTGAAGAGCAAGAACCCCGCGGTGCGCGCGATGGGGCTGCGCCGGATCGCCGGCCAGGTCGTCGCGGCCGGGCTCACCCCCGCGGCGGTGATCCTGTGGAACATGCTGAACGGGATCGACCGCGACGAGGACGAGAAGCGGCGCCAGTTCATGCCGGAGTGGGACGCGGACAACGAGGTGCTCTGGAAGGGCGACTCGCTCAAGGGCGAGTACGTCGACCTGTCCGACATCGACCCGCTGACCAACTTCACCGACCCGATGTTCCGCGTCCTCGGTGGAGCGCGCCCGCGCGAGGCCATGCTGCACTGGCTCGGCGACCAGGGGCGGACCTTCTTCGGCCCGTCGCCGATCTCCCAGCTCATCGTGGACGCCTACACGCGCCACACGCGCGACGGCATCCCGATCGACAACATGGGCGAGCACGTGCTGAAGGAGGTCCAGCCGGGCGTGGTGGCCTGGGCAGAGCGCGAGGCGAAGGACGGCTTCGACGCCGGCAGCCTGGCCTCGTTCGCGCTCGCGCGGCCCTACCCGTACGACGTGGAGCGCTCGCTCTCCTTCGACATCCAGCGCTTCGCGCGCGGCAAGTCGGAGTCAACCGAGGTCGCCAACCGCCAGATCCGCCACGGGTCGGACAAGCCCGCGCGGCGTGCTGACCAGGAAGACGAGCGGCGCGCGCTGTACGCCGAGCTCGGCTCGAAGGTCGCTGCGGCGTCGAGCCTGGGCATGAACCGCAAGCGGATCGAGCAGATGCTCGACGAACGCTTGAGTCGCGAGGACACGACCGCGATCCTGTCCGGCGTCTACATCCCGTTCCGCGAGCCCCGACCGAAGCGACCCGAGCGACCCATCACCCAATGACGATCACGCAGACGATCTCGGTCAAGGGTCCCCCGACGACTCGCTCCTTCGTGGCCTGGGCGACGATGCCGTTCCCGACCGGAACGGACATCAGCACGATCGGCAACGAGTTCGGCGCGCCGCAGCAGTACCGCCTGTTCGCCAAGACGCTCGACTTCGACATCTACAAGTTCTGTGTGCTCGCGCCTCCGAGCACGTCGGTCGTTCACCTGTCCGAGCTCTTCGACCCGGGTGCGAGCACGGCGCCAGGAGGCGGACACATCGGCGTGGCGCCGGTTCCTCCTCCGCTCGGATCGGGGGGCGCGCAAGGCAGCTACACCCCGACGCTCGACGGCCCGAACTCGGGCCTCGGCAACACCAACGCCTACGCCTGGGACTACTTCAACTACTGGGTGACGCCGGGGAAGGTGAAGCTCCGGTTCCACTACCCGGACGACAACGGCGTGATCCAGACCTACGTGCTCGACCTCGGCACGCCTTCGCAATCCTTCGTCGAGAACGGCCGCTGCAAAGTGATCTCGTCGAACCACGTGCTCACGCCGAACCTCGGCGGGATTCACTGGGAGTGGGAGACGACGACGAACGATCCCGTGATTCGCCTGACGATCAACTGGCACGCGGGCCTCGCGTCCGAGGTCGCCGGCGTGTCGCGCTTCGAGCCCGTCGTCCAGGACATCCAGGTTCTCGCCAACACGGGCAGCTACGGCTACTGGTGGTCGAGCGAGTTCGAGGACCCTGCGGTTCAGGCCGGCTCCAGCTTCCTCCTCAAGCCGTGCTCCGACCCGACCAAGTTCCACGTGCTGCCGCGCATGGCGCAGCGCAGCTTCCGCATCAACTTCTACCCGGCTAACACGGCGGCACCGGGTCAAGACGTTGGCTGGGGCGTGGGCGACTGGAGCGGTGGCGGATACATGCCGGCGCAGCTCCCGGTGAAGGGCGCGCTCGTCACGCAGGCTCTCGACTCGAACGGCGCGGTGCGCTCGCTCTTCTCCACGATGACGCAGGCCGTCAAGGCGGACCAGCAGGTTGTGCGCAGCAACCTGACCGCGCTGCGCAACATCGACGACGCGACGGGGCACAGCCAAGGGCAGCCCCCCCCCAACTGGCTCTTCCCCGTGCTCGGCCAGCAGTACGGAGGCCCGACCGGCTCGGACGGCAAGTACCAGCCGTACCCGGGAATCAAGGCACTGCTCACCGCGGAGCGCTCCGCGCTCGAGTCGCACAAGATCCGCCAGCTCCGGCACCACGCGCGCGACTTCACCGCGCTCTACGAAGCCGACGGCGACGTGATCGTGCCTGACCGGCACCTGGTTGGCGGACAGCGCGCGTGGAACCTCTCGCTCGGCTCGGGCCGCGTCTTCCAGACGAACAGCGCCGACCCGCACTACACCGCCCCGAACCAACTGTGGCAGGACCAAGGCATCGGGCTCAGCGCGTACAACAAGCGCCGCTTTCATCCGAACTGGGGCTACCCGACGAACCGGCGCGGGTACGAGGTCGTAACCGGCGACGACGCTGTCCCCGTGCGCGGCGCAGGGCTGTGGTTCAACTCGGGCAACATCGGCGCGTCGGGCGGCTCAGGCTACGTCGTGGGCGAGCTCCTGACCCCTGGGACCGCGACCGACGGGTTCGGCGTCTACGAGTCGCAGGCCAGCATCCGCGTCGTGGCGGTCTCGGGTGGAGCGGTCACCGCTGTCCAGGTCGTCGAGCCCGCGGTGGGCTGGGGCTCTGGCGTCTACTCGGCCTTCCCGCAGGACAGCGACAGCAGCACTCCGTTCGGCGTCTGCGGCACGACGAGCAACCTCGCGGGCACGGGCTGTAAGCTCCAGCTCAGCTATGGAGCCAGCGGCGCGTGGGACTCGTGGGACGACCAACACCGGCTCCTCGCGCACGCAGACGACATCGCGCTCGCGTGGCTCACCGCCGAGACGCTCTCGATCCGCAACGTGATCGCTGGCGCCGAGGTCTGCCGGATGCACGTGTGGTGCGGACCGAACCCGGCCTTCTCTACCGTGGCGAGTGTGACCGCCGGCCAGGGCTTCGAGGTCGGGCGCGGGCAGTTCTGGTCGTTCTTCATGATCGCGCACGCTGCCGCGCTCTCGGTCGGCTCGTCCTCGGCCGTCGACGACGACGGGATCGCGCAGAACGCGACGCAGCGCCGCTCGCGCTATCAGCTCAACGAGCTCGCGGCCTTCGTGCAGACCGCGGCCAAGGCGATGATGCCGAGCGGGGTCGCGTGGTACGGGACGGCGGCACCGGGCTCCAAGGTCTTCACGACGCCACCCTTCTCGAGCGGGTACTTCGACCACCAGAACTTCGAGCTCTTCTACGGCCTGCACGCGCTGTCCGCCTGCTACGGCGTGTTCGGTGACGCGTGGAACGACGAGGCCGGGTCACCAATCAGCGTGCGGGGGATGTCGCTCAAGATGGCGCGCACGGTCGAGACGCTGATGCTGGCCGAGAGCCACGGGCTCACGGGTGGAGCGATCGCCGGTGCAGGGGCTGGGCCGGATGGCAAGGGCTCGGGCTACACCGCGCTCGACGTGGTCACGATCCTCTCGGACAAGGACCGCTTCATCTTCCCGGTCATCAGCAACACGATGCCGACGCTGCGCATCGACTCGGTCGACGGCGGCGGGGGCGTGACAGCGTTCACGGTGCTGACGGCCGGCAAGGTGTTCGAGGACCCGACGACGGGGACCGCGCCGGACTTCAGCGACGGCCTGGCCGTGCCCGTTCACAACGGCGCGCAGGTCCCCGGCGCGCTCACGTACTCGAAGATCACCGCGGCCGCGGTCTCCGCGCCCGGCTCCGGCTACAGCAACGGGACCATCAACGTGACCGTGCCCGGTGGCGTGCCCGTGCGCGGCGACCAGGACAAGGCGATCGTGCGCATCACGATCGCGGGTGGGGTCATCTCGGCCGTGTCGATCCTGAACGACGGCACCCTGCACGACGGCAGGTACCACGTTCCGCCCCCGGCGACCTTCAACATCCAGGGCGGAAACGGCGCGGGTGCGATCACAGTCACGCGCAGCGCGACCGGCCAGGGCTTGCGGGTCGACACGCTCACCTGGAATGCGCCCGTGCTCGACGCTGTCGGCACAGGCGACGGCGGGAGCTGCTTCAAGGTCTTCCCACTCGGCCCGTTCCCCGGCTCGACGCGCTACGCCAGCCGCGCCGACTTCTCGCCGCGCGACATCTGCATCCGCACGATCGGGACCGACCCGTGGAACCCTAACGCGGCCGGCGCGCAGGCGATCCAGTTCTCCTCGCTCCAGCCGCACATGGGCATCTGGGGCTTCTTCGCCGACGAGATCGGCGAGGAGCCGCCGGGCTACTGGAGGAACGTGTCGCTGCGCAGCGAGTTCGTCTCGACCTACACGGCCTACCAGACGATCATCCGCAAGCGCCTGCTCGGCATCTACGGCAACGTGCTGTACGAGGCCTGGTGGCCGCAGCTCGCCTACGTGGTGAAGGACCTCTGATGGCCTCGCACCGGGAGAACGGGACGATCAGCGTCGATCCGTCCCGCAAGCTCATCGTGACCGCTCGGCTCGCCTGGGCGATCCTGGTCGGCATCGGTGGGCTCTTCGTGAGCATGTGGAGGTTCGACCACGCCGAGACCGAACGCGCCCTTGCACTGGCGCAGAAGGAATCCGAGCGCGCACAGGTCGACGCTACGTGGAAGGCCGCGAACGACGAGTGGCGCAGGGCGGTCGATCGGCAGCTCGCGGACCTGGCGCAGCGTCTCGCTCAGCGATGAAGAGCCCTCGCATGCCGTAGATGGCGTAGGAGCGCGCAGGCGAGGACGAAGCAGACCGACAGGAGCAGGAAGGCCATGCGTTCAGCCTGTGCTTCCTGGCCGCGAGAATCCTTAAGGGCACGTCACGCTAGACGTTGACCCGCCCGCCCGCTACGGTTCGGGCGTGACGGAATCCCTCAAGCCCAACGAGCCCGCCTCCTTCTGGATGCAGCTCGAGGCCCGCCTGGAGAAGATCGAGGCGCGGCTGGATGGCGACGACGGCACCATGCTCGTCCTCGTCCACCGGCTGAAGGTCGCCCGCCTGAAGCTCATCGCCGCGCTGGTCGCGGCCAAACACCACAAGGAGACCTGACCCATGTCTAACCAAAACCTCGACCGCCTGATTCAGGCCGTGACCGACACCGAGGGCGTGATCGACTCGGCCGTGACGTTCATCGCTGGCGTGCCGGCACTGGTGCAGGGCGCGGTCGCTCAGGCGCTCGCCAACGGGGCCACCGAGCAGCAGCTCGCTCCCCTACAGCAGCTCGCCGACGACCTCGGAGCCAAGACGGCGGCCCTGGGCGCCGCGCTCGCTGCGAACGGGTAGGGCGCGCGGTAGGCTGGCGGGGATGAAGAACCTCCTCATCCTCGCCTGCGTGCTCCTGGTCGTCTCCTGCGCCACCCAGAGCCCGGAGGGTCAGACCGCGGGCGCCGCGGGGTAGCGCTCGCGCTCGAACGGCGCGCGCGCCTGCGTCGGGTTGCCCTCGCGGCCCCAGCCCTTCGAGATGAGCTCGGTGACCACGTCGACGGGCCCGTCCTGCGTGTTCACGACGACCGACGCCGGGTAGCTCGAGCGCGCCTCGTTCCGCTCGTCGTCGAGCAGGATGTCGAGCTCGCCGCGCGCGAGTAGCTCGTTCAGCGCGGCGCGCGCCTGGCGCCCGAGGTCGGCTTCCGGGCCGATCGTCTCGGGCGCCACGTAGTTGGCGAGCGTGATGCGCGCGTCCAGGTTGACGCCGAAGGGCGCGAACTTGAGGCGCACGACCGCGGTCTCGCCGTCGACCACCAGGAGCAGCTTGCCGTGGTAGGTGAGGAAGCTCATCGGTACGTCTCCACGCGGTTCTTCCAGTCCGACGGCTTGAGCGGGTCGATGCTCCCGAGCAGAGCTGGGTCGATGAGCTCGGGCCGCAGCAGACCCAACTTCCAGCGCAGCCAGCGCGCGAAGCTCATTCGGTGAACGAACGGCATGCCCGGGCCAAACTCGCCGACCTTCTCCCAATGCCGATGCCAGGGGAAGCTCATGCGACGCCAGCCGCCTGCTCGATCTTCTCGACCTGCACCGCGGTGTAGAGCGACTCGCCCTCGGGAGAGATCACGCCGAAGACCTCGCCTTCCGACAGCATGTAGAGCTCCTGGCTCGTCCAGTCCGCGTAGGTGAGCGCCGCCTGTGGGTTCGCCAGCACGAGCTGCCCCACCCTCAGGTCGATCTCCACGCGCGAGTTCGAGTACAGGTTGTACTTGCCCGGGCCGATGTAGACGATCCGGAACAAGTCGAGTTCGAAGACCTTCTGCTGGTCGGTCAGCAGGATGCCGCCCGCGGTCTGCGTGCGCGGCAGCTTCTTCACCAGCAGGATGTTGCCGCGGGTCTTGATGGTTTCAGCGAACGTCGGGGGCATCTTCACTCGGAGGGGCTCCTGGGTCGATCGAGAGGAATTGGACGTCGATGGTCTTGGACCACCAGAGGGCGCGGTTCAGCTTGAGCTGCGCCTCGTTCCAGAGTACCGCGGAGCCAGCCACCATCCAGAGGGCGCCGTCCGGTCCGGTGATGCGCTGCGCGACGCGCGACGGCACGCGCGTGACCTGGCGCTCCTGGATGACCTGCTTGTTGTGCTCGAGGAACTCGGCCAGCAGCTTCGGGATGAAGATGAACACGCAGACCGGGTTCGAGCCCGGGGGAGGTTGGCGCGTCCAGCGGCCTTCGACTCGGCTCATGATGAAGCTCCTGGAGAAAAGCGCCCCGACCCGAACGGTTTCGCGCGAGTGCAGCAGCGCGAGGGGGAGGAGGGATCGGGCCGGGGCGCAGCGAGCATAGCCTCTGCACTCAGGAGGGGGAGTCGGCTTGTTCGCAGGCCGCGAGGTTCTCCACCGCGGCGGTGTACTCGTCGTCGTCCGGGTGGTCGAGGCTCCAGCAGAGCGTCGAGCAGTACGAGCTCGTTGTGCTGGTCGGCTTCTCGTCGGCCGTGACCGGCTCGTCGCATCCAGGACATTTCCAGGTGACCATCTAGGCCCCCATCCTGCGCTCGGCCTCGCACTCGCGCCGGTAGCACGCCTCTTCGTGGTAGCGCTCGTGCAGGGCCTTGAGCACGTCGGCGGACAGCTTCGACTCGTCGATCACGTCCACGACGCGCAGGCCGCCGCACTCCTCGCACGGCACGTCGTACATGCCTGAGCGGTAATTCTCGGACCAGTCCGGGTCATCCTCGCACGCCTCGGCCCAATCTGACGACGTGAAGCCGTTGGAGAAGGCTGGATGGTCGTGGTGGCCCTCGCCGCGACACCGGCCACAGACCTCCTTGTGCAGCGGAAACTCGACCGTCTCCGCGCACTCCTCGTCCTGCATCAGCAGATCGAGCCCGTCCTCCTCGGACTCGCCAACTTGCCAGCCCGAGACCGGGCCTCTCACGGCTACCTTGAACATCGTCGCACTCCTTGTCCAGGTCGAGCACTCGCGCCCGACGTGCGCTACCTTCGGGCCGGCCCGGCGCACCCGCAAGAAGATTCTCAGGAAAGTCTGCGCATGAGTATGCGCATAGTCGATAGGATGAAGACCATGAGCACGACCAAGCCCGGTGTCCGCCTGCGTGGCGGTCCCCTCAACGTGTACCTCGACGCCGCCACGAAGGCGAAGCTCGCCCTGCTCAAGCGGGCGTGGGGATGCACCTGGGGGGAAGTGATCCGGCGTCTGGCGTTCGAGCGAGCCAAGAAGTGAGGATCTAACCATGAGTGCAATGCGAAAAGACCCCGACACCCGCGCGCGCATCGCCGAGCAGAAGGCTCTGCGCTACCGAGCCGAGGCCGTCGCGGTGAAGTCGAAGAAGGTGTGGCGCCTGCTGCGCGCGCACGACCTGCTGACCGAGTCGCTGCCCGACTACGACACCGAGAGCGAGGAGCGGTTCGCGCTGGAGGAGACGCTCGAGGTGGTCGGGACGCTGCTGTCGCGTCGCGGCGCGCCGCTCGCGTTGCCCGAGCCTGTGCCGGAGTGCGACCCTGCCGTCCTGGAGCGGCCCATCGAGCTGAAGGCGGTGCGCGATGAATCCGCTTGACCAGGCCCTCGCCCATCTCGACCAGGCAAACGGGAAGCTCAATGGCCCGCTTGTGCGCGACTGCGATCGGTGTGGCGAGATCGCCAGCGCCGTCGAGCGCGGCAACGGGCAGGCGAACCTGTGCCCCGCGTGCTGCGGGGATGGCGAAGGCGTCACGGCGCGCGAGAGCGCGGAGATGGACGCGCAGGAGAAGGTGCTCGCCCAGCTCGGCGCGCGCGTGCTGGAGATCCTGCCGCGAGACGGCGCGAGTGCTACGGCTCGCCTGTGCGCGCTCCAAGACATCGACGCCGCCGCGCGCTCGCTCGGTCTGCTCGGAGAGGAGGCGAACCTGTGAGCTCCCTCGCCCGCGTCGCACAGAAGCGCGCGCGCCTGCTCCTGGGCGTCGCGATCGTCTTCGTCTTCGTGTTCATCATCCCGATCCTCGGCGTGATCCTTCTGACCCTTTCCTGAAAGAGTGCAACCCCGATGGAAACTACCTCAAGCCCCGTGCGGGGCATCAACACGACCCTCTCGCTCGGCGAGTACCACAAGCTGCCCGGCTGGGGCTCGTCCTCGCTCAAGGCGATGCGACGCGGACCGCCCGCGCGTGTCGTCTGGGAGCAGGAGCGGCCCTCTGGCGACACCGACGCGACGCGCCTCGGCTCGGCCGTCCACATGCGCGTGCTCCAGCCCGAGCTCTACGGCGCGAGCTACGCGCACAAGCCCGACGGGATGAGCTTCGCCACCAAGGAGGGCAAGGCGTGGCGGGACTGCGTCGAGGACGGCAAGGTCATCCTGTCGCACGACGTCGGCACCAAGGTCGGCGCGATCTCGCGCGAGGTGCTCCAGCACATCACGGCCGGCGAGTCGCTGGCCAACTCCGAGTACCGCGAGGTCTCGATGGTGTGGGTCTGTCCGAGCACGGGCGAGCTCTGCAAGGCCCGCCCCGACTGGATCGAGGGCGGCTACATCTACGACCTCAAGGTGAGCCGCCACGCCGAGGGCAAGAGCCTGGCGTACCGCGCCTACGTCGAAGGCTGGATGCACCAGGTCACGCACTATCGCACCGGCGCGATGGTCCTGGGCCTCAAGGTCAAGGGCGGGCGCCTCGTCGTCGTCTCACCGACCGAGCCGCACTACGTCTACTGCCTGGAGGTCAAGATCGACGCGCTCGACATGCTCGAGCTGGAGAACATCGCGACGCTCAAGGCCATGCGCGAGTGCCGCGAGCGCGGCGAGTGGGAAGGGACGCCCGAGTCGTGGGTGAAGATCGAACCGCCTGCGTCGGCGCTGGTCGAGTTCGGCGAAATGACGTACGCAGGGCCGGAAGTCGAGGAGGTGTAGCTCATGGGCGCGCGCAACAAGAAGGACGAGCTCGACGTGGGCGAGATCTACAAGGGGCCGTGCGGCGTCCTGAAGGACTCCAACTGGCTGACCGCCGAGACCCTGCCGACCGACCGCGACACCGTGGTCCAGATCGAGGCCGTGATCCGGCGCCGCGAGGTGAAGTTCACCGCGGAGACGAAGAAGGTCTTCGGGTCGCTGCGCTTCGTCGGCAAGGAGAAGGAGCTCGGGCTCAACGTCACGAACATGAAGATCCTCGCCGCGCTCTTCGGCTCGAACACGAGCGCGTGGTTCGGCCAGTGGATCGCGCTCTACGTGGACGACCACGTCCAGGCGTTCGGACAGATCGTCTCGGCGGTGCGCATCCGAGCTCGCAAGGTCGAGCCGCCGAAGAAGGGCGAGCAGCCGCAGGCCGAGCCGAAGCAGGAGGAGCCGGCGTCGTGATCTCCTTCGTCGTCCACGGTCGCGCGCAACCCGGCGGGTCGAAGCGGGGCTTCATCAACCGGGGGGCCAAGGGGCCTCGCGTGCGGCTCGTGGACGCGAACAAGAACGTCGGGGCCTGGAAGGACCGCGTCGCGCTCGCTGCGGCCACGGCGATGGATGGGGCGGCTCCGATGTCGGGGCCGCTCCTGCTCGTCGCCACGGTCTTCCTGGTGCGTCCTAAGGGCCACTGGGGGAAGAAGGGCCTCCTCCCGTCCGCGCCGAGCTACCCTGCGGTCAAGCCCGACCTCACGAAGTACGTGCGCGCGCTCGAGGACGCCCTGAAGGGCATCGTCTGGCGCGACGACAGCCAGGTGGTGGAGCACATGACCAAGAAGCGCTACGCCGATTCGGACCGCGTCGTGATCCAGGTCTCGGAGATCGCGGCGCCGGCGTTCGAACAGGTGGCCCGCTGATGGGCTGGTTCAAGGTCGAGCACGACACGCCGAGCAAGCCCGAGGTGCTCGAGATCTCGCGCCGGCTCAACGAGAAGGTGCCGACGACGCTCGGCCGACTCATCCTCGTGTGGGCCTGGTTCAGCCGGCAGAGCTGCGACGGACGTGTCCGCGGACTGTCCGCGGACAGTCTCGACCAAATCGCGGACATGCCGGGGTTCACCGACGCGATGTTGGAGGTCGGGTGGCTCGTGCAGGACGATGACGGACTCGGAATACCGAAGTTCGAGCAATGGTTGGGGAGCGCCAAGGAGGCCAAAAGACGCGCGGAGAGGCGCAAGAAGGCCGATTCGGTGTCCGCGGACTGTCCGCGGACAAGTAGCGGACAAAGCGCGGACAAAGCGCGGACAATCCGCTCTAAGACTCAGACTCAGACAGAGACTCTTAAGAGATACCCCCTACCCCCTACGGACGGTCCCCTGAAGGTCGGACCCAAGCCCCCGACCCGACCCGAGGACGTGGTCCTTCCTGGCTGCCTGCTCGACCCGAACTTCCAGGCCCACTACCTGCTCTGGTGCAAGCACCGCCGAGACGGGTGGCCTCGAGAGAAGTGGACCACCATCGCCGCGCAGCGAAAGCTCGCCGCGCTCGAGAAGCTCGGGCTGGTCGAGGCGACTCGCTGGATCACGTTCGCGATCGACAACGGGCTGAAGAACATCCAGGAGCCGTTTTCACGTAGCAGCTTCCTGGACCGAAACGGACACCACGACGACCAGGCGGCCGAGCGGAGCCGCCAGAGCACACTGAAGGAGCTTGGACTGTGAGCACGCAAGACGAGATCCGCGGCGGAATCGCCGCGCTGACCGAGCTCGGCACCGACTGGCTGTCGCGCTGCGACTACTGCGGCTGGCCGCTCGGCCCGCGCACGGATGGATGCGCGGCGCCAGACGACTGCTCACAGAGGCCGATGCCGTCGAACGAGCTGACCGTCTGGAGGCAGGCGATCCGCAAGCTGCTCGCGCGCGCGGAGACAGCAGAGACCGAGCTCGCCGCGCTGCGCGGGAAGGAACGAGGCCAGCATGAAGAAGCGGAAGCGCGTGGGTCGAGGCTTCCGACGCAACGAGGGCAAGAAATCGCGCCGAGTGCGGATGTGCAAGTTATCGCTCAAGGCCCTGTTGCGGCGCATGGCGAAGCGGGGCGAGGTCGTGGAGACGCCGGACGGGAAGTGGGAGCTGCCGATCATGTTGACCCCTCCGTCAAAATGATCCACCCGGCCATCCCCGCCCCCGCTCCGCGCGGTGACGAGTTCGACGCGGCGGCGCGGGAGTGCCTGGCTCAGTTCGACAACCCGCTCCTGGTCGCCGATGTCCTCCGCGCCCGCTTCGGCCGGCTCGCGCGCGAGAGGGACGATGAACGCGAGACCGCGCGGCAGTGGCGAGAGTCAGCGAAGAGAACCGAGGCCGAGAGGAACTTCCTGCGTCAGCGCACGCTCGAACTCGAAGACGGAGACCGCCTGTCGCGTGTGATCGAGAGTGGCCTGCGCAGTGACGTGTGGCGGCTGGAGGCGCGCGCCAATTCGATCGAGGCCGACCGCGACTCGTGGAAGGCGCGGGCGGAGAAGGCGGAGGCGCTGACCTCGCCTGGATACAGACAGGCGATCACTGCCGAGCTCGCCCAGGCCCGCGCGGATGAGCGCAGGAAGGTGGCGGAGGAGATTGCCAAGCTCTTCACCGAGGACGGCAACTTCCAGGGCGCAGAGCTGGCGATGTCGCGCGCCCGCACCTCTCAGCCGCCCGCGGGCGACCAGGTGCGCACGCACACTGGCGCTGTCGGTCTCTGGTGCGAGTCGCATAACCCAGGGGATTCGTTCACGTTCAGGTCTAGCGAAGTCAACTGCCCCGGGTGTCTTGCGCGCATAATCGCGTTCGATGGATGGAACTCGTTTCGCACGCGCTTGGCCGACAAGCTCATTACCGCCAAGGTCACGTTCCCACAGTGGGTAGCTATGTCCCAGGCTGAACGAGAAGACGCAGAGCGCCAGCTATCCATGCCGCCCGCGGGCGAACCGAAAAGGCCGGAGACGCCAGAAGCGGCTCTGGACGAAGTTGATCGCGGCAGAACCTCGGGACATCCAGAGACTCCCGAGCGTGGATCAACGGCGTCTCCGGCCCTCTCTCGCGCCGAGCTCGTGGAGCGGCTCCGCGGCCAGTATGCGATCGGTCCTCCTGGCGTGCGCCCCCCGGAGTTCGGCTATCGGCAGTTTCCAACAGTGCCGATCCAGCTCGAAGCCGCGGACGCGATCGAGGCCCAGGCCGCGCGCGTCGCCGAGCTGGAGCGCGAGGTCGAGCGGCTGAAGGACGAGCGCGATCAGAAGCGCGCACGTTCGCTCGCGCTGGCCAAAGGCCGAGAAGAAGACCTAGACCGCGCCTGGGCCGAGGGGCGCGACGCGGCGGCGAAGCTGCTCAGAGACAGGAGCGGCAAGCGTGGATTGTCGCTGAAGGCGCAGTACGCGCTGCGCGAGGCCGCGGACGACGTGTCCGCCCTCCGTCGCCCCGAACCCGAACAGCGGGAGGCGCCGTCCGGCCCCTGGAAGCTCGAACGCGACGAGCACGGCCTCGCGTTTGCCATCAGCCGAGGCGGACGCTGGGAGCTGCACCTCGAACGAGGCACGACCCGCAACGAGGCCGAGGGCGGCGCGCAGCTCATCGTGGACGCGCTCAACGCGGGCTCGGCGCAGGGCGATGTTGCAGCGAAGACCGCTGCAACAGACTGTGCAGGTTCTGTGCCTGCACATGAGGCGGAGGTGCGGAAGTGAGCTACCCCGTGGACCTGGACGCGATCGAGCGACTGGCGAAGGCGGCTACGCCTGGCAAGCGCTCGACGTTCTGCGTCGGCGTCAAGAATCCGCCCACCGGGCTTGTGCTGCACTTCTCTGCGCAAGGCCAGGGCGTGCAGTCCGACAGCGACGGTGGCGTGCACGTCAGCGCGGACGACAACCTATGCGCCGCGCTAGACCCCGCGACCGTGCTCACTCTTCTCGCCCTAGCCCGCCGCGCGCAGGGGGCGTGCTGTGAACTCTGCTCGATCGACGACGGCCTCGTGCGCGAGTGGGTGCAGAAAGCGCGCGAAGTGGCAAATTCCAAAGGACTGCTCCGCGCCCCCGGCGCCGCCGCGCGAGAAGAGGAGAAAGACTAAATGAAGCCCGTCGATCAAGAGTTCATGCACGAGAGCGTCTCGCGGCACGGAGACTGCTTCCGTGCGTGCGTTGCTTCGCTTTTGGAGCTCCGGCTAGAGGATGTGCCTCATTTCAACCAGCTAGCGAGCGACGCTGGCGACGTGATAGAGTGGAGCACGCTATTTGTGAAGTGGTGCGCCGACCGAGGCGTGGACTTCTACTCGACCGAAGGTGACGCGCCCCCGCCCGGATGGGCGATCATGTCTGGAACGACCGAGCGTGGCGACTGGCTGCACTCCGTGGTGGCATTCGCTGGGATTCTGAGGCACGACCCGCACCCGTCGCGCGCCGGTTTGAAGAATGTGCGCGACTTCATCGTGCTCACCACCGCCGCGCGTGGCGATGGAGGTGGGACGTGAGCCGAGCCGTCTTGTGGGACCGAGGCCGGCGCGCATCGTGTCGCCACGAAACCAAGAGAGGACAGCGCGACCGCCTGATCCACTTCGCTCTCAGGATAGGAACAGACGGACGCCGCTACCGCGCGCGCTGCCTGTACTGCGGCGCCGAGTACGTTCTCCAAGCAGTCCAGACAGCTCCGGCGCGCGCGATGCTCGCCGAGTCCGACCGCCGCGCGAAGGAAGGAACCAAGTGAGCGACTCTGACGCGCTGGTGGTAATGGAGTGGCGCTACGGTCCAGACCTGTCGCAATGTGGGCCGTCAGTCGAAGGCGCCGAGGCGCTCGCTGAGAACGCTTACTGGGTCGCAGAGTGCGAACATCGAATGGTCGAGCGCGGGCTCGGCGAGGCGTACGGACGCACCTTGGAAGTTATAATGAGCGGCTGCGTGCCAGGAGGACCGGCAATGCCTTCACCGAATGCGGCGCAGATCCGCACCGCCCCACTCCCCACCATCGTCAAGGCGCTCGCCGCGACGATCCGCGCGAAGGAGGCAACGTGACGGTCATCGAAGATGAGATCAAATACCTGCGCGACCTTTTGACGCGATGGAGTCCGCACGGTCCGGTCGCGATGGCCGAGGTATCTGGCGACTGCCTGCGCTACCTTCTCGCGTGCGAACAGATGCAGCGCGTGCTCGACGAGACGAAGCGACTCGGAACAGAAAGCCCGCTGCGAACCGCCACGGACTTCGCCCGTGCCGAGGAAGCCAAGCGCGCCGCGAAGGAGGCCGCCGATGCCGGGTGACAAGCTGAGCGAGGCGGAGGCGGCGGAACTGGAGCGGCTGCACGCTAACGCTGAACCATGCGACGGTGGCCCATGGGGAACCGTGTCAGCAGATGATCGCTCCTGGGGAGCCGACGCGCACCGTTGGGGATCAGCTTCGCACGAGGCATTCCCTCGCCTGCTCGCCGAGCGCAAGGCCACCGCCGAGGCGCTCAGGGTGGCGAGGGAACGTGCGCGACGATTGGGGCTGGCTCTGGTTTCTGCCCGCGCCGCGCTCGCGCGGATCAAGGAGTGTATGTGATCGGGAAACTCACCATCACCGTCAGCCCTACGGCGACGGGCAGCGGCGTCTACGTGCAGATCGCGTCTCCGGCGGCGATGCCGGTGAACATCGTGCTGATCGCTGACGAGGTAGCCATAGAAGACAAGCGACCGAAGGCCAATCGGTGACCACCTCCCCCACCGAGCTCGCCCGCGTGCTGGCCGCGCTGGACGAGAGCGGCGATCTAGTGTGGATGGCAGAGGACGCCGCCCGCCTCCTCCGCGCGCTCGCGGCGGACTTCGAGAAGTATTCGGCGCACACGCTGGAGTGCAACATCGGCATCGGCGACGCGAAGCCATGCGACTGCGGTCTCGACTCCGCGCGCGCCAGATGGCGGCTGGACGAGGAACGCCACCTCGGCCCAGAGGAGGGAAAGCCCCATGACTAGCCACATCTACACCGCGCCGCTCCACGAGGCCGTGCGCATCGTTGACGACACCTTCGACCCGCCGATGGTCTTCGAGCTCGCCCCGCGCGCGCTCGTCCGCTGCTGGCGCTGCAACCGTCGCCGCTGGGCGGCCCGCTGCACGGCGCAGGTGTTCTACGACTCCGTGCGGTTCTGGTGCCGTGACGTGAAGAAGTGCAAGAAGGTGCGCCGATGACCAGCCCTCTCGACGTGCGCGCGCTGCGGGAGCGGATCGAGACTCGACTCGCGGACGATGACTTGCTCGCGCAGAGCAGCGTCGCGCTACTCGGCGATATGCTCGCCGCCCTCTCCGCGCTGGAGCAGGAGCGCGACAGGCTGCGCAAGGTGATTCGCGACGCGCACGTCATCGTGGAATCGGAGAGCATCTACGGAAGCGCATGGGCGTACCTGGAGAAGGAGATAGGCCTCATGGCTAAAGTGACACGAAAGCCGAAGGCGAAGAGGATCAAGGCGATCACGGCGTGGGCTGCTACGTGCGCCGGAAGGCTCGTCGTGCCCGTCGCTGACGAAGATCGCGGTGGATGGATCGCGGACAGTCGAGCCGACGCGCAGAAGCGCCTTGACAAAAAGGGATTCCTCAGCGATCAGGTAATCCGCGTCCGCATCGTCCCGCTCGCCAGGAGGAAGCCTTGAAGGTCAACGACATTCGCAACCCCGGTCTCCGTCTCTGGGTCGAAAAGCACGTGCAGGATCTCGTCGCTGCACGTCGCAGCGCCAAGCGCGGCACCGACGACCTCCGCGACTCGTGGTCCGCCATGAACGAGCCCGACTGGGAAGCGCGGCGCGAACTCGATGAGCTCCGACCGCGAGCTCGAGAAGCGCACGGCCAAGAGCGCATCGACCGTGAGGTGTGCGACCTGATCGAGTCGCTCCCCCGCATCCAGCAGAACGGCGTCACCTACCGCGCGCCGTACTCGCTCGGGCTCGAGGTGGCCGCGCTGCGCAAGCTGCTCGGTGTCGGGCGGCCCACCAGGACCGTTACGCTGGAGCTCGTCACGTGAGGACCTTGCCGCCCAGCCTGGCTCGCCCTACGCTCAAAGCGCCATGAGTGACCCGGAAGGCCAACCGCCGGCAGCCTCGCCCACGAGCGAGCCTGGAGCGTCTGGAGGGCAGGAGGTTGCTGCTGGCACGAACAAGAGCACCAAGGGGAGGGGCAACCCTTCGTGGGTGCCAGGCACACAACCTCCAGGGGCCGCTCCGGCGTGGCAGCCTGGCCAGAGCGGCAACCCCGCAGGCTCGAACCGCAAGCAGCGATTCCAGGCCGCCGTCCGGCGCGAGCTGGCCAAGCGGATGGAGGATGGCGACGCGGACGAGCTCGCCCCGGCTGCGCGCTGGTACGTCGACGTGCTGGCCAACTCCGATGAGCCCGGACGCGCGCCGCTGCTGAAGGAGCTGTGGGCGCGTGAGGACGGCCCGCTCGAGACGCGCCTTGCCGGCCACGATGGCGAGGCCCTGGTGGTGCCGCACATCCGCCTGGAGCTCTACGACACGGTGAACCCAGCACCTCCGGAGCCCGGTGACCCGACCGAGGGTACCATCCCGAGTCAAGTTCAAGCAGACAACCCCACGCAGGAGTCCAAATGAGCAAGTACCAACGCGGCGTCGCAGGCAGCGCTCCCGGTGTCGGCGAGTGCTTCCCGCCCGATCGAGCGCTTCAGCGGATGCGCGGCAACCTGTCGGCGCTGAAGCAGATCACGCTGGTGCCGCCGCCGGTAGTGGACTTCTCCTTCGTGCAGAACCCCGAAGCGCCGTCGGGGATCACCTTCACGCAGCTCATCAACGGCCTGTGGACGCAGGCGAGCTACTCGGTCTTCTCCGGGCCAGGCATCCCGAACCCGGGCGACTCCACGATCGAGCCTGGCGACTCGCCGCTCGCGATGGTGTTCGCCACGCTCGGCACGTACTCGATCGAGCTCACCGTCGAGAGCCCTTCGGGGACGTTCTCGATCGTGAAGACCAACCTGTTCACCGTGACCAGCCCCGAGTAGGGGCGAAAGGACAACCATGCTTGCGGGAGTTCCGTGCCTGGCCATGATCGGCATGACCGAGGCGCTCATCATCGGCGGCGTCGTCATCATGATCTTCGGCGGGAAGAAGCTGCCGGAGCTCGGCCGCGGACTCGGGCAGAGCATCCTCGAGCTGAAGAAGGGGTTGCAGGGCGTAGAGGAGGTCAAGGGCGAGGTCGACGAGCTGAAGCGGGAAATCAAGCCGTGAGCGAGAACCGACTGCGAGGACTACCCATGAGCGACTCTCTCACCGCATCCCGTCGAGACATCCTGCGCGGCGCCGGCATCTTCGGTGCGCTCGCGGCCGTGCTCTCGCAAGGCTCGATCGTGGCGAGCGCGCAGGCCGCACTCGAATCCGCCCCGGTGCGCAAGCGCGCGGGCCTGACCAAGACGCTGCTGATCGAGAACAAGAAGCTCGAGCGCGAGCTGGACGCGCTGCGCACGCAGTACGCCTACCTGAAGCAGGCGTTCGGCGACCTGTCGCTGCTGTTCGAGTCGGGCGGCGCGGCGTGGCGCGAGATCAACCCGTCGAACCTGGAGGGGATGCTCTACCTGCTCGCTCCGTGGGCGCGGAACAACCCCGACGTGCTCGAACGCATCCAGTACTGGCAGAAGCCGTACGAGATCGGGCGCGCGGGAACCCAGTGGGGGATGCAGCACGCGCGCGCCGAGCTCGCCATGCAGGACCAGGCCGCGCTCCAGAAGCTCACCGGCATCGCAGGCGTCACCGCCATGCTCAGCTCTGGCGTGCGCCGAGTCGACGCGCGCAACATCGGTACGGTGCCGGCCGGGACGCTCTTCGCCGGGGTGGCGTCGCAGCAGATCCAGGCGGGCGACCGCGTCGCGTTGGGCTCGCGCGGGTTCCGCCGTGCGCGCCTGGGCGAGCGTGCCGTGGCGATGGCGGACACCGGCGCGCGCCGCGGCGAGCTCTTCAAGGGCTGCACGCTGGCGTGATGGACACCAACCTGAAGGAGCAACGACCTGGTCATCCTCCGCGGGCTGTACTGGGAGCGTGACGACCCCGACCCTCTCTGACTCGATCGGCGCCGCGCGCACGATCAAGTGCTACGGCGCGATCACCGCGCTCGCGCGCTGCTACGACCCGCGCATTCTGGTAGAGGGCCCGGCCGACACGGGCAAGAGCTCGGGCATCCTGCGCGTGTTCGAGCACTACGCTTGGAACTGCCCCGGGATCCGCGTGCTGCTACTGCGCCAGACGATGCAGAGCCTGCGCGAGTCGACCCTCGCCACGCTCGAGGAGAAGGTCTGGGCGCCGATGATGGACGGCAAGCGCCATCCCGCGCAGCACGGGACCGCGCTGCGTGCGAACCGGCGCGACTACGTCTTCCCCAACGGCACGCGCTACGTGATCGGCGGGCTCGAGGATCCGGGCTGGACGTACTCGATGGAGTACGACCTGATCGGCGGCTTCGAGGCGTGGGAGTTCTCGCGCGACTCGATCGAGCGGCTCTACCGCGCGAACCGCAATCACGTGCTGTGCCGGTACGCGCCGTGGAACCGCGGGCTGACCGAGCTCGTGGGCGCGCGCTGGGTGAAGAACGAGTTCGGCGTGGCGGTGCCGAAGGGCGCGAACTGGATGGATGAGTGCTGGGCGAAGTACCACGGCGTCACCGACCCGGCGACGATCGCAGCGGCCCCGGCCAAGGTGCGCGAGCTCGCCGCGAAGAACCCGAGCGGGCACTTCGGCTGCTGGCAGCAGATGGTGCTCGACACGAACCCCTCGAGCGAGTTCGCGCAGCTCAACCAGATGGCCGCGCCGATCGGTGGCGTCGAGCTCGAGCGGATCAAGGACGAGAAGCCCCCGAGCCGGCGCGTGTTCCGCTCGCCGACGCACCCGTTCACGCGCATCCTGTCACGCCACGAGGACAACCCCGCCTGCACCGAGGACGACCTGGCCAAGCTGAAGGCGCTGACCGGGCACCGCCGCGCGAACCTGTTCCTCGGCCTGTGGCAGGGCGCGGCGGGGCAGATCTGGCCGAGCTTCGACCCGACCGTCCACATGGTCACGTTCGAGGTTGAGCGCGAGGGCGAGCGCGACCCGGCGTCGGTGCCGCTGACCGAGGCCGAGAAGGCGGCCAACGTGAAGAAGAACGTGATCTCGGACCGCCGCCCGATGCGCCTGCACTTCCTTGGTGACCGCGGCCCGTGGCTGCCGGAGCGGCTCGACGTGAAGTGGGCGTTCGCGTCGCAGGACCTCGGCTACCGCAACGCGGGCGCGCTCCAGGTCTGGCTCGTGACCTACGACGACCGCATCTTCCGCGCGGCCGAGGTTCACCGGCGCGAGATGCTCGACGACTGGTGGACCGAGCGCGTGCTGGACTTCTGGATCGAGTTCGACCTGCACGCCGCGGTGCTCGACTGCGAGGACCCGGAGCGCATCGTGAAGATCAACGACCGGCTCGAGGCCAAGGGAGCGCTCTCGATCGCGCAGGGCGTGGACAAGAGCGTGCGCAAGGGCAACCGGACCAAGTTCGTGCCGACGTCGCTGGACCTCGTGCGCGAGATGCTGCTGCCCACGCAGAAGGGCGGCCCGCGCATGTACTGGGGCCGCAACGGGCTGCGCGAGGGGCGCTGCCCGATCAGCGCCGAGAAGTTCCTGCCGTGCGCGAGCGAGGAGGAGATCGGCGGGTTCGTGTTCCGCGAGCACGAGGACGGGCGGCCCGACGACGAGGAGCCGGATCCCGCTGTCCCGCAGGACGGTTGCGCGGCCACGCGGTACGCGGCAGTCTATCAGTGGCTCATGGACCCCAAAGGCCCCAAGGTCGTCGAGCGCCACCCGATTGGAACGGCTGGCCACCGCATGGGGCACGAGGACGTGATGCGCCGCAGCAACGGGAGAACACGATGAGCGCGATGGTCGACCTCACCCCGCGGATGCGCACCCTGGTCCGCGGGATCCAGAGCCTGATGGTCACGCCCTCGGCCGACCCGCAGCTCAAGACGCTGCTCGAGCTGGCCGTCGCGCTGCGTGCCGACGCGCTCGCCAACATGCAGAACGTCAACACGATCGTCGCCGCGGCGAACACCGAGCTGGGCGGCGCGAGCTGCTTCGGCAAGATCGCGGCGATCATGCTCGACGCCGACGTGACGCTCGCGAAGGGCGTCATCACCACGCAGACGGGCCTGCTCGGCGGGCTCCTACCCTTGAGCTTCGAGGTCGACTGATGGACGCACGTGACCAAGACCCCGCCTTCCGCACCGCTCTTCAGCGCCAGGCCATGAACGGCGCAGCTCCGATCGACTCGCAGCCGGCCGGCCAGGTCTGGGCCGCGGTGTCGAAGTGTCCCGACTGCGGCGCGCCGATCTGGTTCTGCGCCGCGGCACCGGCTCAGCAGAAGCCGCCCGAGGCGTACTTCTCGTGCGCGTGCGGTCCGCTGAAGATGGAGAAGGCGCGACGCGAGCACGCGGCGATGATGAAGGGAATCGTGACGGCTCAATGAGAGCGGCCTGGAAGCGCAAGAGCCTCCTGTGCGAGGCGGACCAGCTCACGCCGGAGAACATCCCGCAGGGCATCGATCATCGGCCCCTTGGCGTCGGATCGGACACGTGCTACACCTTCATGACCCCCTTCGGGCGGGTGCTTGTCCCAATGGGCACGTGGGTCGTGTACGACGAGGAAGGCGCGCGGGTCGTACCGCGAGAGGTCTTCGAGCGCACGCACGTTCCGCTGTCCATCGCTGGCCGGGCTGTCGCGGTGGGACGACGCGCAGCTCAGAAGATCATCGGACCACGATCATGAACATGCGGGCTCTCTCGATCCTCGTTGCGCTCGCTGGGCTGACCAGCGCGCAGAAGCTTCCGACCCCAACCAACCCGAGCGACGCGGGAACGCCCCCGCCCTCGATCTTCGAGCAGGCCGTGAACGCCGCGCCCAACGGTGCGGTGATCCGCGTCGACGACTGGGAGCCGGTCGTTAAGCGCAACGTGAGGGTGCGCGGCGACCGTGACCTGACCTTCGTGGGCGGGGTGTTCCAGTCGACCGACGTGATGCCGGCGCTGCTCTTCGACACGAGCGACGGCCCGGGCACGTTCGAGTCGCGCACGCGCACGGTGAGCTTCTACGGGACCGCGGTGATCCCGGGCACGCCGAAGTGGCGCGGGACGTTCAACGGAGTCGCGGCCCCCGGGCTCATGACCGGCGGCATCGGTCGCGTGATCCTCGACACGTGCTCGATCCGCTCGAACGGTGGTTGCATCGGCGGCACGCTCGCGCTCACGGTTCGCAACTCGATCCTCCAGGCCGGCGCGTGGCCGGTCGACGTGGACTGCGTGCCGAACGACAACAGCTTCCAGCGCGGCTTCCCCGCGGTCTGGGCCGCGCCGTTCTGCGTCGTGCAGATCCAGAACAGCTACGTGAAGGGCGGCGACGCGCCGCGCGCGCTCGGGCCGTGCTCGTGGTCCTGCGTGGGCCGTGGTGGCTCTGGCGTGATCTCTGAACACGGCGCGGTCATCGTGCGCTCGAGCACCGTGCTGGGCGGGCGCGGGGTGCTGTGGGGCGGCTGCACGGGTCCGACGGGGTACCAGTTCGAGACGGGGACGGTCCGGTGAGCAACACGACGTACCTCCGGTGTCGACGGTGGGAGACCACGTCGAAGCAGAAGCAGGCAGCGCGCAAGGCTCGGCGCTTCCTGAAGGGCAAGCCTCAGATTGGAGAGGCGCAGGAGTACAACGCCTGGAAGGCTGCGAGGCTCTTCCGGTGAACCGGCGCGGCTTCTTCGCTGCGGTGGCTGCTGGCCTGGCCGGCGCCGTCGCTCTCGTGAAGCCGCGCGCGACGCAGCGTAGTGCAGTGGTAGCACGCCTGGCTCATAACCAGGAGATCGTCGGATACGAGTACTGGGAGCGCGGGCGCGGAACCCGCATCGTGACCGACTGGGACACGCCCTGGCGGTTCACGATGCTGCCTGGTCAAGTGCCGATCGTCTGGCGCACGAAGGAAGAGCTGCTCGCGGTCCAAGGCATCATGCGGGGAGAGGCTTCCGTGCCGCCCTGCTGAAGCTCACCCCCGACGACCTCTACCGAGAGTTCGAGGCCGGCATCGCCAAGACGCGCTCGGTGCTCGCGTCCTACGAGAAGCAGATCCAGCGCCGCGCGGGTCCGCACTACTTCAAGGACCTCAGCGCCGAGGACATATTCCGGCAGAACTACTACCACCGCTGGATGGCGTACGTCGTGCCGCAGCTCGTGTGGGACGACCCGCGCGCGTCGGTCGGCTCGACGGTGGCGAGCGAGGGCGGCGAGGAGTTCGAGCTCGAGCTGATGGTGAACCGTTGGATCGAGGACAGCCAGATGCGGCAGTTCCTCGCGCGCGGACCCGCCAGCGACATGCAGTACAACTTCGGCGTGGTCGTCATGACCAGCGAGCCGATGGCCGGCGCGCGGCCGATCGAGGGCGTCGGGACCGACCAGCTCCCTGGCGATCCGACCAAGGGCGGCCCGCCCCCGCGCACGCCCTGGACGAACAAGTTCTACCGCATCCCGCAGGGCCGGTACTTCGAGGACGCGCTCGCTCAGCAGCGCGACGACATCCGACTCCAGGGACACATCTGGGCGCGCGACAAGGACGACATCCTGCGCGAGGGCGAGGCTGGCGGCTGGGACCTCGCTGCGATCCAGGACTACGCGACAGACTCCGAGGTGAGCTCGCTGGGCCGACCCGACTACGGCCGTGGTGTCGACGTGAAGCGCGACGAGATCGTGGGCGCGGACATCTGGGTCGAGGAGTACGAGCTCGAGGAGGGCAACCCTTGGGGCGTGAAGGCGTCGCCAGGCGCGAAGGGTGGTGCGCACGGGACCATGTTCACGATCCTGGTCCACCGCAGCAACGCGGCGGGAGGCATCTCGGCCGCGATCGACACCGAGCTGAAGAAGCAGCTCGACGCAGCGCGCAAGGGCGGCAAGTTCCCGCGCGCGCCGCGTCCCTGGTTCGGTTCGGAGCGCGGCCCCTACGTCGTCTTCGGCCAGTACACGGTGCCGAACAACACGCTCCCGCTCGGCGCGCTGACGGCGTGCGAGGAGGAGATCCGCCAGCTCAACACCGACGTGGGCGTGGCGCAGGCGCTCATGCGCGCGTACAAGCGCCTGCTCATCGCGGCCAAGGGCTCGCCGACGCAGATCGAGGCGATCAAGGACGGCGTCAACGACTTCATCTACCGGCTGACCGGCGTGACGAAGGACGACCTCTTCGCGGCCGAGATCGGCGGGCTCACCGACCAGTCGCTCCAGCACATCCAGTTCTCGAAGGACAACCTCGAGGGCACGCTCGGGTTCAACGACATGCACGCCGGCAACGTGTCGGGCGTGGGCACGGCGACCGAGCAGACCTACGCCGAGAACGCTTCGCAGGCGCGCTTCGCCGGGATCCAGCAGGCCTTCGAGGACGGCGTGCTCGACATGCTGTACCGCGGCGCGTTCTGCATCTACAACGACAACCGCTACGCGAAGGAGCTCGGTCCGAAGGAGGGCCGCGAGCTCATGAAGCGCGGGCTCGCGCCGGCGCAGCAGCACCAGCTCCCTGACGGCCAGGTCGAGCAGCGCGCACCCGAACCGATCTACCTCGGTGGCGAGCGCCAGGGCATCAAGCGCGTCCCGTGGCAGGCGCTGTCGATCAAGCTCGTCAAGGGCTCGATGGAGCGCAACGGCGAGGCGCGCGCGCAGGGTCGCACGATGGCGGTGCTCCAGGTCACGGCGCAGATGGTGCAGCTCGCGGCGCAGTACCCGACGTTCGGCTGGGGCAAGCTGGCGCAGAAGCTGGGAGCGATCCTGGACTTCCCCGAGCTCGGCGAGATGTTCGGCAACCCCGACCAGATCGCCGAGGGCGCGCTCCAGGTGCAGATGGCGATGCAGGGCGGACAAGGTGGCGGCGGTCAACAGCCGCGCGTCCCAGGCTCGCAGTCGCCACCGACACAGCGACCTGGCGCGGGTGGTGGCTCGAAGCCGGGCGGCGCGAAGCAGAGCCAGTCGCGTGGCGCGGCCGGCGCGCGGCCGACCAGCAGCGGCCCGTCGAAGCTGAGGAAGGTGAGCTGACATGCCGGTCTACCAGTTCCGCAGCGAGGACGGCGAGGAGCTCGAGCGCTACTACAAGTTCGTCGACGCGCCGACGATGGGCTCGTGGATCGAGCACGACGGCGTCGCGTACCAGCGCGTGATCGAGGCGCCGCAGATCGCCAACTCGAAGGGCCAGGTCGCCTACCGTTTGCACAGCGAGGCGTGCCCTGGCCTGTCGAGCATCGAGTACGCGGAGCGTCGTGCTCGCGCGCTCGGGACGGCGATGCCGGTGCGCGCGCCGAAGTACGACGAGAATGGCCGGGCCGTGTTCACGAGTCCCGACCAGCTCAAGGACTACTGCGCGCGCGACGGTCGCTTCGCCGTCGGCAACCCGAAGGAAGTCGCTCAGGAGCACGTGAAGCGCACGGTCGAGCACAAGTCGAAGCAGCTCGCCGAGGTCGCGCGGAACGAGGCTCTTAGCAAAGTACCGGAGGTGAGCTGATGCCCCGATTTGGCGTGCCCGATGTCGGGCTGATGTTCGACTTCTTCGTGGTCACGTGCGCCGCAGCCAACCCGACGTGGGGCGTGGGCAACGGCGTCGGCGTGAGCGGCGCGGCGGTTCCGGCGACGGCGACGACCGGACCGGGCAAGCGCGTGCTGCTCCAGTCCATCGTCGCCCTCCTGAACTTCACGCAGACGACGCCCATCTCGGTTCTCAAGGGCGACGGCTCGACGAACTACCTCGGCACGAACTCGTGGACGATCGGCGGCAACCTGAACGTCCCCGGTCACGTGCTCAGTTGCGTGATGCCGGACGGGCTCTCCTTCAGCGGCGGCACGGCCGGGGCGTTCCTGGTGGCCTACCTCCTCCTCCCTTGACGCTACAACCCCTGGTACCCTAGAACCTCATCAACACCAGACGTGCGGGCGGCTGGTGGGAGACCTCTCTCATGCCGTCCGAATCCGTCGTTGTGGGTGGGCGTGTCGACACGTCCAAGGCGTTCCCGGCAGGGACGACGAAGGCCGAGAACGCGGTCGCCGCGGGCCAGGGCAAGCGCACGGCCACCGCCGAGCAGATGCTCGGGCCGATGCTGTCGCCGCAGCAGGACGCGACGAAGGATGCCGACTGGGCAACCTTCGAGCGGGCCGAGCGCGAGGCGACGGTGGGGACGCCCTCGCGCGGCGCGCTGAGCGACGACGCGCTGATGGGCACCCTTCCGCCCGAGATCGCCGCGCTGCTCCGTGCGGGCAAGCCTACGGCGTCTGGCGGGGTGGCTGGCCCCGCGGGCGGACAGCAGGTCCAGACCGCACCGACCGCCGCGCAGCAGCCCGCCCCGGGCGCGCCGGCGCAACCGAACGCCCCCCCGACGGCTCCGAGCACTCAGGAGCGCGTGAACGCCCTGGCTGCCATGAAGCGCGACGGGTGGTCGGACAAGACGATCCAGAAGCTCTCCGACGAGGAGCTGATGGAGGTCGGCACGCAACGCCACACGGCCCAAGCGGCAGTCGACTCGAAGCTGAACGAACGACGAGCGGAGCTGCGCGAAGGCGCGCCTGCGACCACGACGGACGGCAAGACGGACGCGACCCCGGCCAGCGGTGGCCCCGGACAAACAGCGACGCTGCCCTCGGTCAAGGAAGCGGCGAAGTCCTTCGGAGACTTCCTCTCGTCGAAGCTCGGTGAAGAGTTCGGCGAGCCAGGCGCCAAGGTGTTCGAGTCGGCTCTACAGGCAAGCGTCGCACCGCTCGTGCAGGGCCTCGAGGTCGCCTTCGAGTTCATCGAAGGGGCGGTAGCGCGTGACGTTCGCCGTGAGTGGAAGACCGAGTTCCCCGACGCGGTGAAGGCAGAGAACTGGGACGCGATCAAGAAGACGCAGCAACAGCTCTTTGCGACGGGCAGGTACCAGGGCATGGAAGGAATCGAGGCGGCGTGGGAACACGCGCGCCGGATCCACATGCCCGGAGCGCAGCCCGCATCCGTTGCCTCGCGCAACGCGGCCGACGAAGCGCTACTCCAACAGAAATCAGCGAGCGGTCTGACGATCGGGACACGTGCGCCTGCGACGGGCGCGCTCGGCAAGGACGCGGAGGAGTTCGCCTCCTTCATCCGGGCCGAAGAGATGTCTCGCGCGGCGACCGCGAGCCTGGGGTACGGACCGCAGTAGCGGACCGGCCCGAAAGGACACTGACAGATGGCCACCGCAATGGACCCGTTCAGCATGTTCATGCTGACCACGGGGCCCGCGTTCCTGAAGGACGACGAGTCCATCATCAACGCGGTCGTTCGGAACAGCTACCTCCTGCCTCGCTTCATGGAGGGCAAGGAAGCGGAACTTCTGCTGCAAGGCGGCACGAAGATCCAGGACGTGATCTACCTCGCCGAGGACTCGGATGCCGAGTTCTACGCGAGCAACGCGCAGGACTTCGACTACCGCAACCAACAGGTCGGCACGGCCTGGGAAGTGGGCTGGCGATTCCTGAAGAACTCGACCTCCTGGACCGACCAGGAAGTTGGGCTCAACGAGGGCGGCTCGCTCTCCGACCGCATCGGGCGCTTCCACCGCTACAAGCGGATCCAGCGCCTGAAGTACATGAACCTGTGGACCACGCAGATCCACAAGATGGAGGACGCGCTGCTGGCGACTCCGGTGCAGCAGGAGATGGAAGCGGGCGACGGCAAGCTGCCGTACTCGCTCGGCTGCTTCATCACGTCGCCGACGGTCTTCCCCGGCACCACGAACCCGGGCGTTCCGAACCAGGGCGTCTCCACGGCCGCGTGGACCACGGTCCAGAACATCAACCCGACCACGTTCCCGAAGTGGCGCAACCAGACCGCGAGCTACGTGATCGGTCCCGTCTCGGGCGGCGTCGTCACGCTCTCGCCGGAGAACTGGTGGCAGGGGATGCGCGAGCTGCACCACAAGTGCAAGTTCGAGCGTCTCCCTCGGTACGGCGAGTTCAGCGAGCCCTCGCGCAGCCCGGCGTTCTACGCCGTGTCTCTGTGGGGCCTGATCTGCGCCGAGAGCTCGATGCGCTCGGAACAGGACGCCTACCTCGCGGGTCGCCAAGACCCGGCCTGGCCGGCGCCGATGTTCCACGGCGTGCCCTACGTGTACATCGCCGGCCTGAACTCGGCCGTCATGTACAACTCGATGGCGGACACGACCAAGCTCTACAACGAGCAGGGCAACGTGGCCGTCGGCGGCTCGGTGGTCACGACCGACCTCCCGGGCGGCCCGCGCGTGCTGGCGATCAACGGCTCCGTCGTGAACATCGTGATGCACCGCGATCGCGTGTTCCACCGACTGCCGCCGTTCTCGCCGGACCGCCAGCCCTTCATGAAGGTGCTGGTCACGGACACCTGGTACAACGCCTGTGTCCAGAACCGCCGCGAGTTGGGCGTCATGAGCCCGTCCGCCACCGCCAACACGCTCGACCTCAACATCCCGGCCGCGCCCAGCGTGGGCGTCTAGGAGATTCCCCCATGACCGAACTCGCAATCGTTACCGTCGGCCGGGGCATCAAGGTCGCGCGCAAGGACTCCATCTTCATCGTTCGCGGCAGCGCGACCGTCGTGGGTGGCGTCTACATGCTGGCCGAGGACGTCGTCACCGACAACGCCACGGTCACCGCCGAGAACTCCAACACCGATGTCGGCGCGCTGGCCAACGTGGTCACGCCGACCTCGGGCGTGGTCGCTGGCCTCGCCGCCACGACCGCGGGTGGACCGATCGGCTTCTACGTGCTCGCGACCGAAGCCGTCATCGACGGAGCCCCGTTCAACGGGCTCCTCGAGGCGTACTACGTCGACGCGCTCGTCACCACGGGTGGCAGCAAGGTGCCGCGCACTTCGCTGTACCCGACGGCCGGCACGCCTCTCAACTCCACCGCACCGGCCATCGGCTCTCCAGTCGTCGGCCGTCTGCTCGTGGACGTGGGCACCATCACCGCGGCGCTGACGAAGGTCCACTTCCGTGGCCTTCCCGGCGGCTTCGGTTCCGGTCCCGGGACCTAGCCTCTGACGGGGCTACTGGTGGGGAGTCCGGGACCCGCACCCGGACTCCCTGCCAGCTTTCTTCTCCCAGCCGGCAGGACGAGAACCCGATGCAAGCTCAGGTAACAGCAGACGCCATCCGCTACACCCTGACGGGCTCGTCGGCTGCGAGCGACCTCGGCACGACGCCGGGCACCGAGCTCCAGATCATCAACGAGGCCGGCGAAGCGCTGTGGACCGCTTCGGAGTGGTCCTGGCTCGTGGTGCCATCCGCTCCGGTGAACGTGCTCACCGGCCAGGCGTGGGCAGACCTGCCGCAGGACTTCGACGCGCTCGTGGACCTGGTCAAGGGACCCGGTCTGCTCGGGTGGGCGCAACCGGCGTCGTACCGCGAGATGCTGGACCTGCGCGCAGGCGCGGTCTCGCCGAAGAGCTCGCTCGGCTACTACTGGCTGATCGAGAACGCGACGCCCGACAACTGGAACCTGCTCAGCGCGACGGAGGACTTCACCGATCCGCTCTGGATCCTCAACAGCGTAACGACCGTGGCCGGCTTCACGTCGCCGAACGGGACGCTCGCGGCGACCACGCTCACGACCACGTCGACGAGCGGTCTCGCGGCGCTGGACATGCCCAAGAGCGCGCTCATCGACGGGCGCACGTACCTGTTCAGCATCTTCCTGAAGGCCGGCACGGCGACCGCGAGCGAGATCGAGCTCGTGCAGCAGGGCTCCAGTGTGGCGACGCCCGAGACGAGCTCGCGCGCGCCGAAGACCACCGCGCGCATCACCTGGAGCGCGGGCGTGGCGAGCGTGGCGCTCCAGACCTCGCAGGGTGGCGGCTCGCACCTGGCCAACGTGGAGAGCATCGGCGACGGCTGGTACCGCGTCACCGTGGGCATCACCTTCGACAACGACCCCGCGAAGCCGTCCGACGAGCTGCGCTGCCTGATCCGTCCCGGCGTCCTGGCGATCGGCACCGTGCTGGCCTGGGGCGCGCAGCTCGAGCTCTCGACCGGGCAGCTCGACGTGGACGAGATGGTCGCGCGCCGCTACCGGCCGAACAGCGTGGCAACTCCGCTCACCGACCAGGTCCCGACGCGCCGGCTCGCCCTGTGGCGCGTGCCGACCGCGGACGCGCTGCACGCCTTCCTCGTCACCTACCGGCGCGCGTGGTCGCGGATCACGTCCGAGTCGCAGAGCATCAACATCCCGCGCTGGTTCGACACGCTCTTCCTCGAGATCTGCCGCTCGCTCGCGCGCGGGTGGCACGAGGAATCGAACGGGGGTGGGATCGATCGACTCGAGCCGGTCTGGCGCTCGAAGCACTTCCAGCGCCTGGTCGAGCGTGACGAGGGCCAGCAGGTCGCCTTCGGACCGATGCGCGGCACCGCAGCGTCGATGCAGGGCGCGCGCCGCTCCGGTCTCATCGACCCCGGCAAGCTGGTCAACTACCCGTGAGCGAGTCCATCCCGATCGTTCCGACCCGGCTGGGGCTGAACGACGCGACGGCCGCGGCCGAGCAACCGCCGCTCACGACCTCGGTCTCGAGGAACACGCGCACGTACCAGAGTTCGAGCGGGAAGTCTCGCGTCGGCTCGCGCAACGGCCACACGCGCATGAACACGCGCGCGATCGGGAAGAACTACCTGGCCTTCGGCGAGGACTTCTCGCACTTCCGCGACACGCTCGAGGGCGACCTGCCCTTCCCGGTCTCCGAGGGCTGGCTGGTCGACTCGGGCACGGGCGCGGCGTCCTTCTCGGCGACGGTGGACGGCACGCTCGGCCCGGACGGGATTGTAAGCGCACAACTCCTGAAGCAGCTCCTGGTCCCGTCGGGCGGTGCGAGCCGGGTCGAGCTGGGCCAGAACTTCGACGTGACCGACCCGGCCACGAGCAACACGGCGAAGCCTGGGGCGCTCTTCCTGCGGAGCACGGGCGACCTGGTCTTCTCGGTCCACCTGAAGGCCGGGGCCGCCACGGCGACGCTGCTGACGCTGCGCCAGAGCCTCGCGGGGATCAACGGCCGGCGCACGGTGCTGACGATCACGTGGAGCGGCGGCGTGCCCACGGTGGCGATGGCGAGCTCGGGCACGGCCGGCAACCACCCCTTCGGCTTCAGCGACGAGGGCAACGGCTGGTACCGCTTCTGGGTCGGCATCACCTGGAGCCTGGCGAACGAGTCGCTGCCGGCGTCGGAGTTCGGAACCGTGCTGCGCTGCTCGATCCAGCCCAACCAGGCGAGCACGGCCGTCGCGGGCACGTACGCCTGGGGCGCCGCGCTCGAGGTGGTCGCGACCGGCGCGCAGGAGCCGTCGCGGTACGAGCCCAGCGCCGGCAAGAACAACCCGCTCGGCTCGCGCAAGCCGGCCGCGCTGGTCGCGGTGAGCCACCTGGCGCACAAGGTCGACTACACGCGCCGCGGGCAGTCGCTGAGCGCGCGCTCGAGCTACTCGACGCCGAGCAAGCAGGCCGCGCTCGCCGTCGCCTACGACCGCCTGAACAACCGCTACGTGCTCGAGGCGCAGGCGGTGGTGAAGTTCAACTCGGCCGGAACGCACGTGTTCACCATCCCGGTTCCGGTCTCCGACACGGCGCACGTGTGCGAGGCCCTGCACGTCGACCTGGGCGATCAGATCTACGTTGGCGTGTCCTCGGGCGGCGACTCGGCCAAGGCGAAGCTCTTCTGCTTCCGCCAGGGACCCGAGGTTGTGAGCGGGACGCTGCGCGAGGACTCCTGGCACCTCCTGTGGACGGTCGCGACCGAGGCTTACGTGCGCACGATCAAGAGCCGTGAGGCCCTGCTCTACACGACGCAGGACGACCCGGTCCACGCGCGTTCGGGCATGGTGCTCTACAGCGCGCTGGACTTCCCGCGCGGGCCGGACGTGGAAGCCGAGTACCCGATCGCGTACCCGAGCGCGGGCTTCGTGGTGAAGGACGACGGCAGCTTCGTCACGTGCCACCCGACGAACGCGAACCGTGGGCTCGACCCGAGCTCGAACGGCTCGGACGACAACGGCCCGTGGCCGACGGCGGTGAGCTGGACGCCCGAGAACGACTTCGCCAACTACAAGACGTTGATCTGGTCGGCGCTGGACTGCGAGTTCGTGAACGGCGAGGGGCGCCGCACGATCGACGACTTCGAGCAGGACGACGAGGTCCTGACCTGGGTGGACAAGTCGGGCAAGAACCGCAACGCCTACAAGCCGACCACGCACGAGGCGCCTGTCGTGAACTTGAAGGGGATGAACGGCATCCCCGGGATCAAGTTCTGGCTCGACAAGGCGCTCGTCTCGAACCCGAACCCTGGGATCGCGGCGTCGAACCTCGACCTGCACCGCACAATCTGGCCGGCGTACACGGCCGCGAAGTTCACGACCTTCGTCGTGTTCCGTCCAGCCTTCAAGGCGACGCAGGGCGCGGTGATCGGCCAGCCGCTGCACACCGCGAGCCCGAACGACCAGTACTACGTGCTGTGCGCGAACCGCGACGAGTCGAACTCGATCGTGAATGCCTCGCAGGGCTTCGTGTCGGTCTTCGACCACGCGGCCACGGCGGACCCGGCGACCGGCACCGGCGCGCACCCGAACGGCGCGACGGTCGAGAGCGGCTCGCGTGTGAACTTCTGCGTCGCCACGCTCCAGGTCTCGAACGTGGCCAACGAGAGCCAGGTGCGCCTGAACGGGCTGCTGGTGAGCAACCTCTACCAGAGCTCGCCGCTCGGCAACACGCTCGCGAGCACGATCGGCTACTTCGAGCAGGACGCCAACTTCGGATTCTTCGAGGGTGAGATCCTCGCGATCTACACCTATGCCTCGCTGCTCTCGTCCACCGACATCGAGCTGCACGAGGGCTACTTCGCCAACCGCTTCGGCGGGCAGGGGTGCCTCGACTCCTCGCACCCCTACAAGATCACGCCGGGCCTTGCGCCCCGACCCGACCCGCCCTCGCACGCTCCGATCTCGACGGGCAAGGCCGACGTGAACCAGGTCAACCGGCGCGGCACGGTCGCGGCGAAGTACGGGCCGGGCGGCGACCTGAAGTGGAGCGCGGTCAACTACTCGGGCGTCGGCTACGACCTGGCTCTCGACGCGGACGGCAACCTCTACAGCTTCGGCGAGTACGACGTGAGCGAGGTCTCGACGGCCTACTCGGGAGTCGCCAACCGCGGGCGCAACGGCTGGGTGCGCAAGCTGCTGGACCTCGGCAGCTCGGTCAACGCGGACAGCTTCGTGGCCGACTGGTGCCAGAACAAGCTGCGCCTCGGGACCACGTCGGCGAGCAACGCCTTCGACTCGGGCGGCGGCTTCTGGACGAACACCAACGTGTCGGCTGGCAACACGGCCGAGACGGTGGACCCCTTCGGCGGCGGCCTGGCCGACAAGCTCGACACCACGGTTGCGGGCGGCACGGTCTCGCACGCCTACGCGACGGCCGACCTCTTCGACGGCTCGGACTTCACCTTCTCGGTGTACCTGAAGACGGCCGTGGCGAGCGGCGCGCTGGCCTCGCAGATCACGATTGCGCAGACCTCGGGCTCGACCTCGGTGGTGTTCACCTACGCGACGCGCGCGATCACGCCGAGCTTCGCGCCGAGCTCGAACACGACGCGTCATCACCGCTTCCAGGTCGACGACGTCGGTAATGGCTGGTTCCGCGTGCAGGTCACGCTCGACTTCCTGACCACCGACTCGGGCGCGCTCACGGTCACGATCCGTCCCGACGCCAACGCGACGACGCTCGACTGCTACGCCTACGGGGCGATGTTCGAGCGCAACCGCTTCGCGTCCTCGGCTGGAGTCGAGAGCGGGATGCAGAAGTTCAACGAGCCGACGGGCTCGCTCGCCACGAGCCTGCCGCGCATCGCCATCGACAAGTTCGGCAACGTGTTCATCCCCGGGGCCTTCCCTACGCCGACCTCCTCGGTGATCTCGAAGAGCGCGTTCACGATGCGCGTGTACGACAAGGAGCTGTACCTGGTCCACGACCTCGACGTGGGGCGCACGAGCCTGGACACGTTCCGACCTGGGCGCGCGGTGGTGGTGAACCCGACGCCGCCGATCTACGCCGAGTCGAACCCGGGGCTCGCGCGCAACCTGCTCGGCTTCTCGGAGCGCTTCGGCAGCACGCCGCTGAACCTCTTGGGCGTGGCCACCGCGTACTGGTCGACCTCGAGCGTCACGGTCACGGAGAACAACCGGCTCGCGCCCGACGGTACGGCCACGGCCGACACGCTCACGGACTCGAGCGCGTCAGTGGAGGGGCGCTGGTCGCGCGACATCGAGATCGCGCTGCTCGACGACGGCCAGGACTACACCTTCTCGATCTACCTGGCGCCGCAGGGAGCGACGGCCACGCGCCTCGTGCTCGAGTCGACCGTTCCCGGCGCCCCGGGGACCTCGCTGCTCATCTCGTGGGGCACGCAGGCCGCGGGGCGCGCGCCGACCCTGACGATGACTCCGACCGGCTCCGGCACGCACCTGTACTCGATCACCGACGG